AAGAGTGGCATTGTACATCTCATTGCCTGTTCCGTCATGAGTTATCACCAAAGAGGAGCCGTCCCATGAATCGTTATAGGAGTCAGCTTTTACAATTGTTATCGATACACTCGGAGTATTATCGATAGTGTCGGAATTAGAAACAATGACATTGCCAGAGGCATCAACAGCTGCCACATATACAGTGTGAAGGGCGTAAGTGCCCGGTGTCACTGTTGCGTCTGCACCCAGAGCGACCAACGTACCGCCGTGTGGTGCGCCTTCGGCTCCCAGAGCAGATAAAGAATATGCCCAGTTCGCTGCTCCAGCTGCAGTAGCTTCTGCATTAAGAGTAGCCGCGATGGTGATGTCTCCCACGCTCGTAGTCAGTGTCGGTGTAATGACTGGAGAAGGAGCTGATAGATCAAATGTCCCAGTTCCCGAACCACCCACTAAATTGGCCAATACTGTGCCATACTCATCAGTGATGGTGGCACTGATTTCAGCCGGATAACCGCCCGGAGTCATAGTATAAGTATATGTTCCCGCCACAAAAGATCCAGTCTCGGATAATCCAGCTGGTGCTTTTACGCCATTTGCTGGGCCGGTGGATGAGTATACTGCTACGCCGTTGGAATCCGCGATTGAAATACTACCTCCATTCCATCCGTCACCCCATGAGTCAAACATCTCGATAGTAACATCGATTGTTTCTGGCGCAGGGGCCAAAATACCATCGCCGTTATTATAAGAGGTTAAGATCTCGCCAGCAGTTGCTACACCAGAGTATACTCTCATGTCTTTCACTTCTGCTGCGAATTCTTGACCACCGGGTCCATTGAGGACATCGATGACTGTTGGTGCGGCTGCGGCTGGAGTTGTCGAGCCGATAGATACACCATTTACATAGTATTCAATCGTTGTGCCATCGAACACACAACTAACTAAATGGAAGGTGTCTGCCACAAGTAATGGATCAGCTGCGCTCACAGCAAGACGAGTCGGACCCGTTCCTGCTCCGATTGCTCCATAATTAGCGTCCAAGATGTACTTATAGCCACTGCTCTGCAAGTAAAGGTTGGACCATTCTTGACCGGGAAGCGTTACGTTCTTGACCCAAATATTGATTGTATAGGTTGCAGGAAGGGTGACTTGTGCCCCTAGACTAGTCAAGGTGCCTAATCTATGTTCTTGAAAAGTTACTGACATTTCAAGCCCTCCCTATTATTGTTATTTAATTTCATATTAATTTCTCCTTTAAAATTATTATTTGAAATAATAGAAAATATTATTTTTTTAGGGTTTTCTAAACTTAATTTTAATTGCCTACCGTTAGGTAAAAAAACCATTAAAAAACCCCTTTTAAGAAAACCGAAATTTTCAAAAAAACATGAACAGAGTCTACGGGTAGACTTGTTCGCCCTAGATATATCGCGCCTTACCCAAAAGCAAAAAAAGATTATCAATTTGACAAAAAAAATAAGCCTTGTAAGATTTCTTACAAGGCCTTGTTTAAAAAATTGATTTTTTATTTTTTAAGTGTTAGCTATCTCGCCACAAATTATTTGAAGCGTATTTAATAACTTCGTTGGCAGAGGCTTCAGAATAATTATATTCATCAATTAGAGTTTTAACCATTTCGTTATATTTACCTTGCTGCTTTTTATCTCTTGACTTAGATTTTGTGACAATTCTTGAAATGTCTCTAACGGAATCAAGTAATTTATTTTCGATAGCTTCCTTGAGGGGTCCATAAGAGGTCCAATCAATCTTCTCGCCTTTTCTTAATTTAGCGAACATATAAGCAGTAATATCAGCTCTGAAATTCTCTCTGGCTGATCCGATGATTCCGATTTGCTCTTCGATAGATTGAAGAAAATCCTCATCAGCGAGCATTTCTTCATTTGTTACCTTATCTTTTACCTTAACACCATTGACATAAGCTTCTGCGTGATCTAAATAATTATCAAACAAAGACTCTGCCTGCTCTTGATAGGCAGAAACAAAAGCTTTTGTAATTTCTGTTTCCAAAATCTTCAAATATTCGTCATGAAGTTCTTTTTGAAGGAAAGATAAATATTTTTCTCTCAAATCTTCAACAACTACCTGTTCTTTGACCTGCTTAACGAGCGCGTCTCTGATAGAGATTGGTGTCACCATGTTAGTATCCGAATCTGCAACAGCAGCGTCGATTGATTTCATAATAAATCTGGTTGAAATACCAGTCATTCCTTCATCTCTAACCTCTTCTCTTAGATCTTCAATATCTATTTTTTTAATATATCCCTTTTCAACGACTTCTTGGCCATTATAAATCTTCATTTTGGTAAGAGGATCTACTTTATTAGATGGTTTCAAGCGACTCAGAACAGAGAACATCGCTGCGATCTCCAGCGTGTGCGGAGCAATATGTGCGTCAAAGTCAGATTCATCTAATAATTTTTGATAAATTTTCTGTTCTTCGTCGACTTCCAAACAATAAGGAACATTTACTCTCACAATTCTGTCAAGAATAGCTTCGTTTGTATTTTCTGATTTGAATTTAATCCACTCTGCTTCGTTACAGTGCGCTAAAATAACACCATCGAAGTAAATCATCGCACCTTTGCCGGGAGATGGAACTGCTTTTTCTTGTGTTGCAGTAATCATTGTGTGTAAGAATTCAATCTCGTTTTTGAAAACCTCAACAAATTCAACAATTCCACGATTTCCTACGTTGAACGCCCCATTTAGGCTTAAGGCGCGTGGGTCGTCTTCCGGATAGAGGTCTAATTTTGAAATGTCTTCTGACCCCACTAGGATGCTTGTGTCTTGAGTGTTGGCATCCATCGGTGGGACAACCCCAACACCCCTGCGGCCACGAATAGAGAAGGTTGTTTCCTTAACTGGGAAATTCATATAATCTCCGCCGTGTTCTTCCAATAGCCTATGTCGACAAACAGGACAAAGATCTCCTTCGATTTTGATTCCATATAGATCTTGGAATTTATCGCGCAAGCTTCTAGGAATCAAATGTAGTGGTTCTTCATTAATCGGACATCCGTCTAAAGCGTAAAGAGGGCCGCTTTCTTCCAATGCGCGCTTAATATGTTCTACTAAGGCTGATTTACCGGCACCCACAGGGCCAAGTAATAAAAGAACCTGTCGACTTTCTTCACCCTTCATGGATGCAGAATGCAGATATCTCATAATTTTTGCCAAAGGCCTTTCCATGCCAAAAAACTTACTTTGGAAATAGTCATATGTCTTTAATGATTCTCCATTGAATAAGTTGTTGCACCTAGAATCCTCTTCTGACATTCTTGTGATACCTTCTCCAATGATTGTATTGTAAAGCCTCTTGTGAGCCAAGACAGATATTTTTTTGTCAGATTCCAATAAGGACAGATAGTCAGATAAAGTTCCAGAGAACTTTTCTCTCTTGCTTCTCTTCTTGTGCTCTTCTGCAATTTCTAAAAACTTACTTGATTTTGATTTTTTACTCATTTTAAAATTCCCATTTTTCACCCTCTATTAAGGTTATAAATTCTACGTTGTCGTTCCACAAATAACATATTTGATCATATACTTTATTTGCATACGATAGTTCTAAATCCCTCCCATCATGTTCGTGCCTTATAAAGAGAGTATTTGTTTTTCTCTCAAAATCTTCAACATAAACAATAGGAGCTGAATTAAGTCCTACATTGCTAATTAGAGCGTCACGAACGCTTTTCCACCCTTCTTTGTCAGAAATTTCTTTTATTGAGTAATTTCCGGAAAATTTCTCATAAGAATAACTGAATAAATTGAGGTCATGACAGATTTCTTCTGTCAAATATTTTCTTATAAATGACTCGTCGTCGTGTGTTTCTCTAACTAATAAACATTCTTCAAATCCATATTTTTTCTCGATATTTTTAAATATTGTATATCCAAGATGATATGGATTAACTCTGCCAACAATTGGCCTAACCACTTGATTATGGGTCTTTAAAAAAGCTAAATGATATTTATCTGGCAATTCTAAATCATACATAATTTTTTCATGGATAAGGACTGCCCAGCCTTCGTTCATAATTTTAGTTTGACCTTGTGGTACAAAATATTTTGATCTTCGTTCAACCATTTCTATTAAATCTTTTTGCCAGTCTTCTAGATCTCTGGCGTTTTCTTTAATAAAACCCAGCAAATTATAATCTTTTTGAACCAATCCGATATCTATATCCAATTTTCCTTTGACATTTTTCATAAGCTCCATTTTTGCTTCTTTCTGGCTTATTCTAGAAATGCCGGGTGTTCTGGGGATTTGATATTGAATTGCGTGGCATGCATCGAGCACTCTTTCAACAAGATCTATGCCTATGTTGGGATCCTCTACATACCCCTGAACCCGTTTTGCGGCTGATTTAAATCGAGATAACACATTATCCGGATCCGTATGCTTAAACATTCTGTTGTTTTTAAAGAAATCGGAATGACCCACACAGTGAGACATTGTTAACAAATGAGTGCTCATAGGATTTTCAAGCATTAAATACGCGATTGATGGATTTGAATTGATTATCATTTCATATGGGAGTCCTTCCATGCCCAGATTATATCTTGTTATTGTTCTTTCAAAAGATTTTCCAAATGACCAATGACGATAATGTGTAGGTAATCCAGTGTATGCCATTGCGCCAATCATTTCGTGATAATTTAGTATCTCATATTCGATGGGAAACCAATCTAGGTTATATTTTTCTTTGCCGATTTGACAAATTTTGTCATCCCAAGCTTGCAGTTCTTTTATTGTCCAGTCTTTCATTTTTTACTTCCTCCAAATAAGTGTTGGAACGAGGGCCAAATGTGGCTTGGTTTTGATATTTTTACTCTCTTAAAGCTTTTATCTACAATTTTTGTTAGTTTTTGCCACAAATTTGTTGATTCGCTTTGATTGTAATTAAAAGATTTTGTTAATATTGACAAATCTGACTCTGGATGTGATAGTGGGTCAATTTCAGCATAACACATCATTTGATTTATTTCTTTTAATTCTTCAAACAACTTTATTGTCTTGGGATCATCAAAAGACCAATTCTCACCATCTCCTGAATAGAAAGTATATATATTCCATATGGATGGATGATACCTTTTATTGATGATTTCTTTTGTCAATTCAAGAGCAGTTGACATGACCGTACCACCCATAGTACCGCGTTTAAAAAAATCATCTTCATTAACTTCTTTTGCTTCTGTGCTATGAGATATAAACACAACTTCTATATTTTCGTATTTGTATCTTAAAAATTGATATAATAAGAAATAAAAACTTCTTGCCATATATTTTTTTTCTTTACCCATTGAGCCAGATACATCCATTAAGAAAAAAATAACTGCTGAATTATTTTGCTGGGGTTTTAGCTTTATATGTTTGTATTTTAAATCATCTTTGTGAAAGGGGAATCTTTCTCCAGATTCCGGATCCCACGTACCAGAGGCTTCGGCCATCTTCTTTCTTCTAATTTTTCTCTTAATGGTTTCTTTTTTGGATAGTCTGGATCTCATACCCTTTTTTCTAAAACCACTTCTTTTTGGTTTGTAGTCTTTTATAAACCTAAATTTCTTTTTTTCTAAATCGGGCAGCTTTAAGTCCTGAAAAAGATATTCTGCCAGCTCATCCAGAGTCACTTCAACATCATAATATTCGTCGCCCTTTTCATTAGATCCTTTTTTACCGGGTGCCTTTTTCTTTTTCTGGCCCTTTCTTAAAACTTGGCCTTTTTTGACTTTTTTATCGCCGGCACTTCCCGCTTTCTTATTGTCTTGGTTTTCTCCATAGACAAATTGATATTCTTTAATACCTTTTACGGGGATTTTTATTTTTTTCTTACCATCTTGACCAATAATTGACTCATCTGCCACAACATCTTTAAGACCTTCTTTCAGGGCCTTATCAATTTTCTGTTTATGCCTCTTTCTGTCTGCCGCAGATCGGTCTGCATTTGTTTTATGTTCTCTAAAAATACTCATACTATTGTTAAAACCTCTAAAAGAATTCTGTTGCTTGTTCCGACCACATAAGAATTACGAATAAAGCCCTCTTGGACATAATATTCCCCTGTAGAAGGATCGGATCCTAGAGTTTGTCTCTGGCCATTTTGAAAAATTGCGGCGGCGGCAAGAACAACTGGACCTGTTACTCCCAAAATTGAATTTAAATTAGTATCTGCCGAAATAGGGCTTCCCGTCACATCATGAACATATATAACGCGCACGATACTTGGCTCATGTTCGTGATATGGCCCGGAAACAGTGTCCTGTTGTGCCACATCAGCTAAAGAAGACAAAACGTCATCGGACAAGACAGACATGTCCATTATCCCACGTCTGGTTCTGATACATTTTGCAGATATTTGGAAGATGTGATCAATTTGCCCGAAAAGTTGTCTGTCTTCCGTTAGAGATACAATCTCATAAAAAGAGTCGCCATATTGAACATAATCACCCTCTCTTAACATAAGGTCTTGATCTTCGTGCAATCTTCTTTCGTGAAATTTAACAGTTATAGATTTTTCTTTATCCAGACCATAGTTCTCGGTTGTTGTTTTTATGCCGTCAAATTCAACCAAAGCATAAACCCTTACAGGAGGTAGAAAAGACTTTTCTATTGCCTCCCCATATATTGGGTGAAAATTTGTATATTCCATAGATATTGGTAAATACACTATTTGTTGTCCGACAACCCTCTCTAAAAGCTCATCATTTACCTGCTTTACTAGATTTCTTTCTTTTTCTCCCAGAAATAGAGGAGGAGGGGGATTTGAAGGTTTTGTCCACTTGTTATCTTCAGACATATTAATAATCCTTCTTGTCGTCGACTATAACACGCTCACGCATTAGTCTGTATTCTGCTGCGGATTCTCTAACCGTTAATTTAGGTTGTTCATCATTTGGGCCCAATCCGACGAGATATCCCAGTATTTTTAAATTAATCATTGCTTTAAAGTTTCTCTCTTCTTCAGAAAGATTTGAAGAATTATTCTCTAGAGAAAAATCTCCTTGGACGAAACCTTCAAATTTATGACCGTTATATTTCATAGAAAAATTATTAATTTGTCCAGTGTAAGCTATAAACGGAGTAATGATGTCATTCATCTGCTGTTGGTATTCTGTATTAATTGTTAATTTATAGTCGACAGCCACATATGTTGGGGCTGGCATTGTTATTGTTTCATATACAACCTTTTCGTTTTTGAAAGGAAAAGTTTTTTGATTAAATCTCTTTTTTGCCGAAGCATTTGCGAAATTAGAAGTTTTTTTCTGATTTATTCTCCTTGCAACCGTGATTGCTCCGCCCTTAGCATCATTAATTCTTGGCAGAAATGACCAAGCGACACCTTTAAAATTAGGATCTTTTTGCATGGATACCCTTTCTATACTAATCGCAGGTAAAACAAAAATATCTTTATTTCTTAGATCTTTATTGTCTTTAGTTTGGAATGATCTTTCTGGCATTGACCAAATTAAGGGCACCTTTTTAAATCCCTCGTTTGTTTTGCAAGAAATATTAAGCTCTTCATCAAGCCACTGATATAAGGCTGTATCTATTGTTTCGATTGTGGAGGGCATAAAAGTAATTTCTTTGAGACCCGGCGTAGAATCACCGGGTTTTTTATCTTGAAAATAAGGACGAAATCCATCATATTGTTTTTTTCTACTACTCATACTTTATCCTTGAAAAATAAGCATTGGCACTTTCTTTTGTACATTTTCGACTGCTTCTACCTTTTCTGCATCTGATTTTGCCACTTCCGTATATGTAAGTTGATCCAGTACTTCTTTCAACTCTTGTCTTAATTTATCTTGCTCATCTTTAGCTTGTGATAATAATTCTGAAGAATTTAAATTTACTGACTCCCCCGGTATCGGAATTGTTTGAAATTTACCCCTAATTTGAGCTAGTGTCTCCTTAGACAAGGCTAAAGAGAATCTCCTAATCCACTGCTTGCCAATGGCATTAATGTTTTTATATGGTATATTATCAAACGGGATGGTATTCATGTTGTTAATGCCATCTGTTCCGTTATTAAATTCTTCATTATCTTCCCAAGGGGCCGGCACTACAGAAAAATCAACCCACATATATAGATATGTACCCAAAAGGGCCGGCTCTGGGTATATTCTTAATTTATTATTTTTTAGTTCGTATGAATAGTGAGATAATCTGGTATAAAGATTATCTTCAAACGCCATAGCTTGAAGCTTGTTCTGCCAAGTTGGAATTAATTCGAAAGTAGAGTCGTCGGTATATTGTCCGTAGTAATTTAAATTACCTACAACATTCAATCCACCAAAATATCCGAAAAATCTCCACATTGCACTGGGGGTCTTATAATAAACTTTTTTTACGAGTACTCTCTTGTCACCCACTTTCCCGGCATATGGTACGTTTAATCCTATGGGATCTACGCCAGAGGCTGCAGAAGAAGATATAATGGCCTGTAAATCATAATCTTGTTGGCCGGCTTGAAGTGCGAATGAGGCCGAGTAGATAGGTATTGTACCCCCCACGTTGGCTTCGAAAGAGAAGCCATCGGATACCCGGCGGGCATATTCGAACATTACTCTTGGGAATTTTAAATTAACGCCTTCAGGCCCTGTTAATATTTCTCCATCCCTATCGAAAGTTCCGGTTGCCTGACCTAATACATCGGATAATATATTTTTTGATTGATGTAAATTAACAAGATAGCTATATTCTAGGCATGCCTCTTGATAATTTGCATAAACATTTTGCTCTTTTAGTTCGATGTCTAATACATCGCCGCCAAGCTTCCTAAATGTATAAGCAACTTGATCTGCTGCGCCGGACAAAAATTCAGTCGACGTAGAATAAACCTGTAAAGGTAGGGTTTCTGCTACCGATGAGGCTGCGCCAGTAGGAGGCAAAACTGATTTGCTCATTTGACTGGCTGGTGTTAATGTTGGGAATGCCATTTAAATTCCTCCCCCTAGCACTAAGTAGTTTCTACAAACACAAAACCCCTTCACAAAATTGTGAAGGGGCATGTAAATTTAGGTTATATTATTTGATTATACTAAATCTGTAACAACAACCAATCCGTACATATCTGGACGTACCATCTTCTTCGCGTAGCGAGTCATGACACCCTTACGAGGTACGAAGTCCTCGGTTCCGAAGATTGTAGGAGTCATTTGGAGTGGTACATATGGTGCATATACATATCCGCTTTCAAGGAAAGAAGATCCTTTGCGACCACAGAGTACAACGTTTCTTGGGAAGTAAGGATCAACATAAACGTCGAACTTCTTACTCAAAGAACCAACTCTAACAGCACCAACTTGGCCACGGTCGTCGTCATGAGTGACGCTTCCACGGAATCCAGCGGTGAATTCAAGAAGGTTTGCAACTTCTGGTGAAACCACGATGAAGTTTGCTCCGCCTCTCAAAGTCTTGCGGTGGATCTGTGCTGATACATCATTAATTGTTTCAACAAGGGTCTCGTACCACTCTGAAACATTGCCAGTGAAGTCTGGGAATGCTGTAGAAGAAGTAAGGGCAGTGCCTGTTTCGCGATTAAGGAATTTACCGGGCAAACGTGACCAGTAAAGGGTACCTGCAGTTGCGTCGACGATTAGGTCTTCCAAGATTTCTTGGTCGATTTCAAGAGCAATATGCTCTGAAAGAATAGAAGTTAGCTCTACTTCTGCATCCAAGTTGTGGTATGCGTTCAAATCTTGAGCCAATTCCGGTGTCCACTTAGCTTTAAGTTTTTTGGTCTTGGCTGTAACAGCAATTGAATCAACTTTGATGTCGATTTCTGGAATTGCTGAATTATTTTCCAATCCCCATGGATCAGTACCTTTAACAGCACCGAGTGCAAGACCTGAAGTTGTGAATGTATCGTCGATGATATAACTTGCAGAGTTATGTGTGTTACCGTGTGCGGCAGCTGCATTAGCTGAAGTAGCACTAGTAATAACAATCAAAACGTTGTTTGCGTCTGTTGGGTCATCAAGTGTAAGGCGGCGAACCTGATCATTAGAGCGTGTCCCTCCGGAAGTTTGAGCAGAAATAGTGATATAATCTTTCATGTTCAAATTCGGGAAAGTTGAAATCGGTACCTGCCAAATTGCTGCGAATGATCCAGAAGCAACATCCGGGTCAAAGCGAAGTAGCTTATCAGGATTAGCATCAATAAGGGCTGCTGTACCGGTCCAGTCTGCGCCTGCAATACCAACAGTACCAGATGCTACGCCAACTGCTTGATCGTGCCAGCCTACTGGAGAAGAGGCGGTTGGTGAAGAATAACCGTTGTTAAGAGCATAGAAACTGCTCTCTGCATCATGACCACTCAGGGTAATACCTTGAGAAATTTCCGCAGCAACCTTGCCACCACCGTAGACTGAACGTCCGGCGCGGTAATCAAGTCTGTTACCTGTTTCGTCTGAATATGTGAAATCCAAGAAGAAAATGAGGCCAGATGGCAAACTCATTGGTTGAACAGATACAAGATCGTTAGCGATTAATCCGCCGAAAACACGACGAACGATTGGGAAAGCCACGGAAGCGAAACCTTCGACATCACCTGCGGCCATTGCAGAGGACTCACGAAGAAGCTCCTTTGCTTGATTTTCTAGAAGTGCAGCCATACCATGCTTGGTACGATCATTAGTAAGACCTTCTAAGAGACCTGTCTTTTCCCACTTATTGAGAAGAGCAGCTCCTTCCTTAGAGAGATCGCGTCTAACAATGCCTTCTGTTAATTTATTAATAATTGACATTTTAAAATCTCCTTTAATTACTTTAGTTTTTTAATGCCAGCCAAGATTTGCATTCTGTCCGTTACGGGAGAAAGGCGAGTCTTGGCTTCTCTTCTGGGTAAAGTGGCAGTAGGTCTTTCGATTGTCTCGCGGAGTGATTGTGGCTGTGCTTTACCCGTTACACTACCCACTGCGCTTTCCAGAGTTTCGAAAATAACCTTTGCGTCATTAATTGAATCGGCATTTGACAAAGCTTCGACAATTTTTGATTTTTGTCGCTCATTCAAGGAGCTGTTTGTTAAAACTCGATTCGTGTATAAAAGTCTTGCGTTTGAAAGATTCACTTTGTCAAATGTTTCTTTCAAGGTTGTTAGGGCTTTACTCAATTTAATCATTTTGCCCTCTATTTGTTCATTTTGTTCAGAAAGTCTATCTCTGGCGGCTACTAATTCCATGTTTTCCTCATGTGCCTTGGTAGCTGCTAATTGAGCTAGTCTTAATTGTTCTTTATGGTCCATTATGGATTCTGGAGTGCCAGCCCATCCAGATTTTTTGGGATCGATATCTACGACCAACTCTTCTATTAATTCTGTAAGATCTTCGGCGTTGATTTCAACCTCTTCTTCAAGGGTTGCTTCAATTGAAGCTTCTGGTACATCCATTTCCCCAGAAAGAGATGGGGGTTCTGGCAATATTTCATTTGCCAAATCCTCATGTGGAGTTGGCTCCCCAATAAGATCTTCGTCAGCTGCTGCCAGTGCATCTGCCATATCTTTTAATTCTTCCATGCTCAAAACTATTTCAGTTTCTTCGGATGCCGTTGGTGCTTCCAAGCCCATGGGAATACTGTCGGCAAGAGCCGGGGATTCATCACTTGAGAGGTCATCTTGGGCCCCCTCTTCTGCATCTAGCCCCTCTTCTTGTTCGAAAAGGTTCTCGACAACTTCCTTGATGTCGGCAGAATATTTATTTAATATTGCTGTTTCTGCATTTTTGATAGCAGCTTCCTTTAGTGCGGCTGCGTCAATAATTGCTTGTTCTAATAATGAAGACATAAAAAAAGACTCCCTTTATAAAAAATTATCTCAAAAATAAATAGTTTATTATTTTATAAAAAGACAAATTTTTATAAAGGTTGGTTATATAGTTTTCTATTCAGTTATTCCAGAACCGGTTAAATTAAACATTTCTGCCTTCTCAATTCCGGTCAAGGAAGCGAAAACTCTAAAGTCCAAACTAGATCCGGAAACATAAAGTCTTTGACATTTGACATCCAGTGTTAGGGCCGTTGTGCCAAATGTCATTTTATTTTCATCGAGTGCATCTGTGTGAAAATATAAATGCCCGGTGCCAGAGGCGGCGCGGATTGTTATTTCTTTTGTTACATTTGGAAATTCAATCGCCATGACCCCAGTTAAACTGGCAGATCCGGTGACATAGGGCGATCCGGAGGATTGATATGAGGCCGCATTTTGTAGTCCAGCCTTGTATTGATAAATTGACATTTTTTAAATGCTCCATTTTCTTATAAATAGTTACTATTTTATGAATTCTGCTCTTTTATTTTTAGCTTATCTAAAACTTTTCTTCTTTTTTTAGCTGCCTTTCTGCGTACAGTTGACGGCTTTTCGTAATATTGTAATTCACGAACTTGTTCAACAATTCTTAATTTCTTGCACTTTCGAATGAATCTTCTTATCATTCTTTCTTGGGTATCTCTCTTCCCCCGTGGAGAAACGGACACATTTACTGGTTTTTTAGCCATGTCTTCCTCTTTATATTAAATCATGTTTTTCCAACTCTTCGCAGAGCCAAGGGACATGATGCCCGAAATATCAACCCCAGAATCTGTGGGCGAATAGCTAGATAATGGGCCTTGGGGACCACTATCATTATTGGTGGGCGTAGGACTCGAAGTCATTGGGGCCACGTTGTCAAAAATTCCTTGAAATTTGCCGCCCAAAGATTCTTCAAGTTTTTTTCTCTTATTTTGAAGTTCTATGGCAGCCTCTTTTTGTAATTCCACTCTTTGTCTGGAAAAGCCGCCTGCTTCTTCCATGGGTATTGTTGATTCCGCGATTACTTGTCCGGCAGACAAGCCTGTTACAACTTCGGAAATTAATCCGGAGAGAACGCCGTCCTCAAAAATAACTTCCTTAATGCACTCTTTAATCATAGGTTTTAAAAGTTTATTTAATTGTTCTTTTTTCATTTGTTCCTCAAAATATTATTTAGTGCGCGATTGATTTTATCTGCTTTTGTGAAAATATTTGGTTCATTATATGTTTTGCCTTCTTGCAAATTCATAAATGCATTTGGAGTGGATGGTTCGGATACAAAGTCGAAACATATAAGCTGAAAATCTTCTTCTACGACGACCCCGCCACTCATGTCCTCTCTCACTGATCCAAGCCCGCGTGATGAAATGCCTAATTGACAGCCGCTTTCAACTAAAGACCTCAAGATATTTCCAGAAGGAGTACCAAGAATTTTTACAGTGCCCATGACCTTTGGACCCTCACACCATATGTTTGTAACCATGTGAGATGCGTTTTTTAAATTAATGACAGAATCGTCCGGGTGATCTAATTCTCCAAGGGCCCTCTTCTCTTTTACAAGTTTTTTGTAGGTTTCTACCTCCCTCATAAGAACTTTTTCGGGATATACTCGCCCGTTTCCATTTTTTACTTCGCATTGCTGCATTAAACCAGTAAGATACATGGCATTATTTTCTTTAATATCTCTCTTTTCTGCTTCGGTTAGTAAGTCTTGACAGACTCCACCCTCGCATAGAGCATAATACTCTCTTAATAAAACTTTTGACATTTTTCAATTCCTCTTAAAGTAGTCAGCAACCGTTTTTACAACGCCTTACGCCTCTTAGCATCCATCTTCTAAACATGTCTACCTTCCTTTATATCGAGTTTTATACCCGAATCAGCAAAAATCATATTCAATATATATGATGTTCCAGAACTTATGCAACCACAAATCAAAAAGTTTGCAACTGTAAGCTCAAATATAAATAGTTCTGTGAATGGATTAATGCCACATAAAAATACTCCTACCCAGAAGCCGATGCACATAGGACAAGACCAAAAGTATCCTCTTGGTCTAATTCTGTGAAATATTCTTCCATAGCAAAGCAGTTGTGTCATTCCGTAGCACGCTAAAATAAAATAGAGTAGAGACACTACTTCCTCTCTTTATTTTCCAACATGTAGCTCATCCAATAAGGCTCATAATTATATCCCGGCCTGATAGACCCCTTTTCGGAAGCTTGGGGAACCTCGCCAAGCTCTGTAGAGTCTTTTTCGTCTGGTTCTGTGAAGTAATCATCCAGCATCTGCTCATAGTCTTCCATGTAATTGTAATATGGACGCTCTTCTTTTAAAAATTTATATACTCCGTATATGGCGTAATCAATTGAGTTTATATTTTCATTCATTGAGACAGGAATTATACCCTCTAAGGAGCCATATACACTACCTCCTTGAATTGATTGAAAATCTACGACACCCTTTCTCTTTAAAAATTCAAATAATCTATTTTGTGCGCTATAAACCGTTTCTGAAAAGTCATTTTTGGCAAAAGTAACTATTTTACTCTTTGTTGGCATCAGTACAATGTCCATCTCCTCATGATCAAAGATCATAATATTGCCATCTAGTGTTTTTCGAGCCTTCATCTCCAGAGTGACAACTTCGGTTTGCTCTCCTTTCTCGATTTTTAAAGTTATAGGCATTAATCCAACTCCATAGCCAGTCTTTGGATACTTAGAACGTCATGTATCATCTCTTTATCAAAAGGACGCTGATCAAACTTCTTAAGAATCTCAATAACCCTGTTTGTCTTGTTAAGCATTTCCAAGTCGGACTTTATTTCCGGCGAGTTTTTGGACTCTGATATTATTCTAAAGAGTCTCGGTATTTCTTCATTAAGATAAATTTTTAATTCTACCCCATTGTCCGAAAAAGATCCAATAAATTTAGATAATAACTCCTTCTGTTCCTTGATTAATGCAGAAGTATATTTTTCATTAAACTTATTTACAAATGTTTTGTATGTCAGGTTGTCAATCGGCTTCAAATCTGACTGTTTTTGTTGAGTTCCTGATATCATCTTTTCGATAACTTGGCTTTCCAGCAAAACTCGATTTTTTGTTTTAGTTTTTGGATGAAATATTTGAAAAATTGTCGCCAAATCTTTAAAATTAGGGACAAAATTAGAAAAAACATCTGGAGATATATTTTTATTAATTGTTTCGATAAATTCACTTTGTTCTACAAAGAGCTTCTTGTGATTTAGAGCATTTTTTTGAATTCTTGATTGAAAAACTATTTTTTCAGCTGTATATTTGTCGACGTCTTTTGTCTCCAATATTGATTTATACAGATCTAGATCTTTCCCCATCAGAGTTGTAGAACTAAACGACTCTCGAATGAGTTTGATGATCGTCTTTTTCTTTATCTCATTATTTTCGTGAATTGCTTTTGCCAACTCGCGAATGATTGCTTCGTAAATAAAAGCAGTGTTGCGCTTTTTATTATGCTTCATTTTCATTTAATTTTGTCTCCATTTTTTCTTCTAGTTCTGAAATTAAATTTCTGACTTCGCTACTAATGCGGAATATATCATTTTCCTCTTTATCATAAATAGTCTGTTTTTCCTCGTAAATTCCTCTAGAAAGACTTTTTAAGTCAGATGTTCCGGGGATGATGTCTTTGGGCTTCGGTATTGCTGTTGACAAATAACTTTGTTGTCTTCCGGACCTGTTGTCTCCGCCACGACCGTGAGACTTGGGTGTATAATAACTCTTTGATTTTGCAGTAGTCGTCATGGTTCTTCCCCTCTCATCTCTTCTCTTGGCTGGTGCTGCTAATAGTGGTTCGTCTTCTGCCGGAGCATCTTCTAAGTCAGTGTCTCCGCCGAGATCAAGGTCTAATCCCCCTTCATCGTCGTCGCCAAGGTCCAGATCTCCTCCCTCATCGGAGGTTGGGTCATCTCCACCCAAATCCAAGCCAGAATCGGCTTCTCCGCCGAATTGTCCTGCTGCGGCCTCTCCTGCTGCTTCTGCGGCAGCATTCAATTCAGCCTCGTATTTTCTATCGTGGAACATTTCTCTCTGATTTCTAACAAATTCCTCTTCTGAAAGACTAAAAATATTTTGCGCGATCCAGCGTCTAGAAAAGAAATTTTCTGTTGCGCCACCTGCGATGTCAAATTTTTGCTTCCAATGCTCAAGCTCCTGAAGCTCTGCAATTTTAGAAGGGTTATTCAACCTTAATCTAAAACTAACAAGATCATCCCCTGTGAATCCCAAAGTATAGAGATGAATAATGCCAATCTTTTCCAACTCGGATATTACTGCACGCTGCAATCTTTGAATTGTCCTAGCAAATCTCACATCTTTCTGCGCTAATGTTGTCTTGTCTTCAGTGCCACCCTCGTCGCCATTAGATAAGTATGCTGCTGGGATTTTCAATGCTGAAAACATTTTATCTCTAAGATATTTCACGTCATCGATGTCTCCGGTAAATTGGCCTCCGGATAGGGTATCAATTTTGGATGATTCTCCACCCCTTACTGGAATGAAATAATCCTCTTCTACCGACAGCGGGTTATATCTGAGGTCGACTCTTCCCGTATTGGCATCAACCACCTGATTTCTTTTCATAGAAGTTATGGTTTTTTGAACAAAATTTTCAACATCTTGGGGGGCGATATTACCAACATCAATATAAAACACCCTTCTTTCTGAAGAGCGAACTATCCTGTAAGCCATCATTGCATCTTCCATTAAGACTAATTGTCGCCAGATACGGCGAGATGCATCCAAAACGGAAGTTCCGTATGGTGAATATTTATCATTCCCCAATATTCTAAAGTGGGCCACTTGCCAATTTTCAAATGTCATTCCTGCGGAATTCCATTGATATTGTACATAATTTGGATTTGTGGGATCTTCACCCTCCAGCCTCTCTACTTCCCTCAAGGGAACCGGGATTACACTCTTGATTCCGAATCTCTCGTCAATATCAAGATAAAGTATAAAATCCCCGAATTTACACATTGATCGACACCATCCAAACAGATTGTGATCTAAATTTAATACGTTTTCATATAAAGATTTAAGAATGGCTCTTATCTCTTCATTTGGGCAAACAATATCCATCATTGGAGATAATGCCGAATGAGTAGTCATTTCATCTGCATAAATATCTAATGCGGAAGCGATTTCTGGCATATATTCCATTTGTTCATAATCCACATATCTCTCGGCTCGGTTTTGCTGGGCCATTATTTTAGATTGCATTACATCGAACGGAGAATATTCCGCTCTTCTGAACTGTTGTCCCGATGCAGAGCGAAACTGTGTGGCATATTTATCCAATGAAGTTCTTCGAATTTTCCTATTCATTTGGGTTCGCCAATTAACAATTGGACCAGAGAATAACCTCGTTAGGCTTCTAAATAATTGTGATTGGGGATTGTTGGGGTTTTTTTTCTTATCTGCCATTTTCTATCCTTTAATTAGCCATGAATATTTTGAATAATCCTGTTTGGCTTGAAACATTTTATCGTCTAGAGCTTCTTTTCTGTTATACCCCTGCATTCCGGGGATTGTGGTGTTAACTTTCGTATCGACTTTAATTATTGAATTTAAACATGCCTTTTTGTAATCTGCTTCTCTTTGATTCACGGTGAGTGCTGTGTCTCGGACCCAACATGCGATTGCTAACGCCATTGTTAGGTCGTCATTATACCCTCTCATCGCTTGAGGTTTGCCATTGTGCCAAATAAAAGTTCGTAATTCATTCGAAAAACGAACCGAGTATACCTTAATTAGTTTGTTTCTAATGAATTCTTCTAATTTTGCGACGATTAATGGTCGTGTTTTGGAAGACGTGGTGAATCCGGGCACTGCTGAATTGTTTGATTCGGCTTGATAGCCATCAATGAATTCATGAGTACCTTTTACAGAGTAATATATATTAGGATATTGAAGATCTATCAACTTTTCTAAGATAGATATGCCAATGCCTACGTTTTCCACAACCAACAGGCAGTTTCCGAACTCTTTGCCGGATTGCATGAGAATATTTGCATACATATCTAAGTTAGGCTTACCTTGATATTCCGCTACTATCTCCATAGTTTCTAATTTTACGATATGAAAGACTGAATAGTCAGCTCCGTCACCTCTGGCAACGTCAGCTACAAGTAAATAATTACAATCCGGCTGATATTGTTCCCAAATCCACAAGTTCCTATCAAAACCAGTTTTATATTTTGGCTCACAAACTGTGCTTTCTATCCAAGCGATGTCGTCAGGGTGAATGACTGATTCACCAGAAGTATTAAAATTACATTCAAGCTCTTGGGCTATCTCGCGTCGGGACATGTTCCGAGTTTCTTTGTCAAACCATTGCTGGTCTCTATCTGGATGCACATCCCAAGGCAAATTTATGGGATGAAAATCATTTGTTCCTTCTGCAGCTTCTGAATATGTCTTGTGGAACCAGTTACCGACACCATTGGGAGTACTTAGGGCGATAACTCGACCACCCGTAGAGATGGTAGGATAAAGACCTGCCCATAGCTCATCTAAGTTTTCAACGTGGGCGGCCTCATCGATGACCAAAAGAGAAAGAGCCTCTGAACGACCGGCATCGCCAGAAGTAGAAGCTGCTTGAATTTGAGATCCATTAGAAAGTTCGAAAGAAGACCTGTTGTCGATGGAGATTTCAGAAATTACAATCCACTCTGGCAAGTTTTTCATAATAGCCTTAACTTTCTTAACTAGGTTAGAAGCGGTTTTGAATTTTGTAGCCATAACAAGAATATTCTTGTCGCGGTGAAAAAGCATCAACCACACAACATACGCTGCAGCGATGGTTGAGATACCTAACTGGCGCGCCTTAAGAATTACGTTAAAACGATAATTGTTAAAGTCTTGCAGTAAGTCGGCCTGATACGGATACGTTTTAAAAGGTATCAATCCGTCGATAGGGTGAGAGATTCTGGCGTAGTTATCAATAAAATACACAGGGTTTTTCCCGCATTTTAATATTTCAGCTACTATCTCTTTTTTGGATAGTGTGTAGGACATTTATTTTCTTACTTGAATGAGCCTTCTTTTAAAAATTTTTGATACTTTACATCAATCGGGTCGACGATGGACTCCCCTAGCGTTTCAACTCCCTTCATGCCATTAATTTTATATAGTCTGTGTGCTATAACAAATGTTCTGACGCGGGATGTGTTTTGCACCAAGCACTTACACTCGCCTTGGGGAGTTAGACTTAGGGTTGATCCCACTATTAATTTAAATTCTTTTTTCAAGAAATCTGCAATTGATGCGATTCTTCTTTCACATTCTTCTTCAAAACCATTAGCATATACATCTTTTAATTTAATGTCGGCCTCATAATTTATCTGCAGCATGTCGCCAATGATTTTTACGCCAAATCCGTCAATTACTCTACTGTCCATAATGGAGCAGCCTTCTTCACGGCTTAGGCCAATTTCTTTAGGGTCTCCGGAAACGAATCTCTGATCATGCGCGCCATCATAGGCGTTTGCTGCAGCCTGATTAATCCCCTGAATAATTTCCAATGTTGTAGCCATTATGAAAGGCCTCCTTCAATATTTTTAAGAGGCACTGAGCCGCCAACTCCGTAATTTCCTTTACCTGCGTCACCGGCTGTTTCTGCTCGATTGGTAATAGTTTGAATTACGTGGTTTGCTAGTTCTAAAGCAATTGCAGATCCTTTTGCTCTTCTCCTCAACATATAGAGTGCTTGAGTGAATGAAGGCCAAGGTGTATCACCAATATCAACTCCCTGCTTTAAGTTTCTGAAGGGTTCTGCGATTTGTGAAAGTACGTCCATAACGTCGTCATATATTTTATCTGCTTTTTCGCCCTCAATTTTGTTTAGCTTGATATACTGATCTACCAAATCCTTGCCTTCTGGGGCGCGAGGGCCTGACGAGGATGGAATTGACTGGGGATCCTTTAAATATCCAATGATATCAAGAATCGCTTGAGTTTCAGGCTCTTCTATCCTATCTAGGGTCGACTCTTCGCCGTCAATAGTGGCTGTCCCACCAGACAGACTCTGACCAAAGGCATCCATAGCATCTTCGGGGGGAAGTTGCTCTTGAATAGCTTGAATTTCTTCTTTAATAATTTGTATTAATCTTGATTTAGTGATTTTCATTTTTATCTCCCGGTCGCCATCCGGTATTCCACCGCGCCTCTCGGCCTTCGACCCATTGTATGTAGCATTTAAAGCAACAATCAAATTTTGCCATATATACGTCATCTCTTAATTCGAAAGAATAGGTTTGACAAACAGGACAATTTCTATTGTTATCTTTATTAAATAGTTTTTTAGAAATTAAAATTCCATCGATTTCTATTTTTTCTATTTTTTGAGAAATGTTTTTTTCTTTTTTATATAATTCCTTGATTTGTTGTTGATATGCGGCCTCTTTTTCTTCATCCCAATTGACCTTTGGATGTTGAATTGCATCTTTTCCATATTTCTTGGAAATAGCCATTTCATATCTGGCTATTTCATTTAAATCTTTCTTCATTTGTTCACCGCGTAAGTTATCCCGACAGTTGTTGCAACGCCGACTGCAAATCCGCCAATGATTCCCCATACTAATGTGTTGGTTCCGGGCTTCTTTGCTATAATTCTATTTAGTTGCTCGATCTCTTTATTTTTAACTTCTAGGGTTTTTTGAAAACCTTCTCTTTCGGTATTTAAAGTAATATTGATTTGAGCAAGGTCTAAATCAAATTGTTTTTGTCTTTTTTGTAGCTCAAAGGCCAGCTTAAGCTCGAACTCTTCTTTTAGGAACTTCCTATTGGCCATGATTTTTGCCGTTGCTGTCGGGTCAAACAGGGTGCCTGTGAAGGGTGCTTGAGTTCCCTTCTGGATGAATGTGAATTTTCCTTCGGAAGCAACTGCATTATCACAACAAATCAGCACAAACAAAAATAAAAATATTCTATTCAACATAACTAAACCCAAATTGATTTTCTATTTCTTCTGCAAGCTGTTCTGGTTGCTCTTCGAAGTCCCTCTCGATTCTATTAATTTCTCTTTCTTTAGATTTCTGAAGATCTTCTATAGCACTGTCATATTTTGTTGTCAGATCAGCAATTTCCTTTTCGTACTTCGCAATTGATTCCTCTCGAAGCTTCAGCTCTTTCTGGTGTAGCCTTTCCATTGTTGCAAGTTGCTCTTGGTAACTAACCGTCATAACTTCCATTGATTTTTTAAGTGCGCCATAATCATTTTTGGAAAGAAAAAAGAAAACAATAAAGGCGATCAGAGCCAATGTTTGCCAGTTTTTGGCTACAAAAGCTCCGATTGCCTTAAATGCTTCGCCTAAATCGACGTTAATCAACTTAGAGACCTTTTAGCTTGACAATAGCGTCAATAACGGATTGGCCGCCAATATAAAGCGCACTTAAAATAAGCCAATCACTACTATCAATCGTTGCGTTAAACATAAGTGCCGTTGCTGTGGCCCAGACAAGAAGTTTGCGAGAAACTACCTTTTCTAAAACCTTGTCGACGGCACCTCTTGCCATTTCAGTCATTTTTTTCTCCTTAAATATTTACAGATGCGTAACCATCTTTTTTATCAATCGTGACTTGCATATCAACACAGTCCTTAAGGGCATCAAGGTGTGATATCAATAGTACTTTTTTAAAATAAGTTTTAATAATAGATAAGATATCAGAAAAACCTTGCATGTTTTCCTCATCCAGAGCCGTTCCCGGTTCGTCCAGAATGAAAACATCTCCCTTTGGTAGGCTAGACACACTCAAGAGAGATAATCTAATTGCCATGGCTGCAATTGTTTTTTCTGCACCGGACCCCATTTCAAGGGGGCGTGGATCATATTGTGGGTGCTTAATGAATATATCCAGACGTTTGCCGTCATCTTCAAAAAACACTTCAAAATCTACGATATTTGACAAAATTTTTGCAATTTCTTCATTTATCACAGGCAGCTTCTTTCTGATTACATCGAAAGCTATACCATTTGGGTGCATACATTGCATATATAAGTCATAAGCTGAAAATTCTTCTTTTAGATTTTCTAAAGAACTCTTTTGTTGTTCTAAGTTCTTTATTTTTTCCTCCAAAGATCCAACTATTTTATATAAATTTAAAATTTTAACATGACAATCTTCTGCGTTTTTCTTCGCCCTACTTTGATCAATCTTATTTTTTCTTAATTCTGAATTTAAGCTTTCTAGGTTTTCAATTGCCTCCTTATTTTCTTCATATAATTCTAACTCTTTTTCTAATTTTTCAATTTCATTATTTAAATTAGTTACACAAGATTTATTTTTTTCAATTTTTAGGCCATAGGTGGTTATCTGATTTGAAAGGTTGTCTTTTTCATTGACTATTTTAAGATACCCATTAATGGTCTGTTCTATCTTTCTGGGATTGATGTCTTCTATTTCTTTTTTAAGTATCTGCAAATTACTTTGATATTCTTCGACCCTATTTTCATTAATTGGTATGAGAGCCTTAGAGCTATATGCGTCTTTGATAAATTTACATTTGGGGTGCAGTGCTGTAGAGCATGGGATTCCGTCTAGCAAAGTTACTTTCTTTTTATTTCTAGAAAGTTCATTGTTTTCCTCTCTCAATAAACCACTAGCGGATTTTACATTCTTATTCAATTCATCAATTTTCTGTTTTTTGGCAAACAATGCTTCTTTGTCATATTTTTTTAGAAATTCAATGATATCTTTGTAATCTGATTCTGCTTTTACTTTTTGCTTAATTAAATCTTTTATTTCTTCCTGAATCGATATTAACTGCTCATTTTTATCTCTTAGATTTCCCCTGACGGACACTACATCTACAATTTCTGCTGGTATGGCATTAATTTTTGATTCTATTTCGGCAATTCTTCTCGAACATAAATCAGAGGCTGATTGGCTTTCTTGGCATTTTGTTTTTTGTTTAGAAAGCACCTCTTCCGATTCGGAGAGATCCATTCGGGCCTCTAAAATCTCGTTGTTAAAATCCCTATCTTCTAACTTTCTAAGTGCGCCTCTTGTATCGGCAGCGTCATCTTTAGCTAGTTTGAACTTTTTTTCAAAAAATTGCAAATCTAAGAATTTTGCTAAGATTTCTTTTCTTTTTGTTGAACCCTCTTTAATAAAAGAAAGTGAATCTAGTTGACTAGCCATTGAAGAATATAAAAAATCTTCTAAAGTTCCAAAAATTTTTCTAATATTTTTATCAGTTTCATTCCTAGTATTCCCATTTAAGCCCTGTTGGTCTTCATCCATTGGGCAATAAACTTTGAAATCTACGGCGGCGCGAGCTTCCAGAGTCGTTTCTCCTTTTAATTTTTTAGTATATTTTTCAGCGTTTCTATCAATTGTATATTCTAAGTCATCAATGGATAGTTTTACTTTTCCCCCACAACTCTCCTTATTCTGGTTTATAACATTTAGAGTTTTTCGATCATTTTTAGATGTTGAATTAAATATGAGCCACAATAAAGAATCAATAATGCTAGACTTGCCTGAAAAGTTTTTACCGAATATGCCGATAATGCCTTCCATGTTTTCAAAATTTATACTATTTTTTTCTCCATAATTAAACAAGTTGTCAAATTCTAAAGAATGTAATTTCCAATTAATATTTCTGGCAATTTCTTCATTATCTTCGGCAAGCTTGTTGTATTTTAAATTTAAGTCAAGAACCCTCTTTTCTAAATCCGCCTCAAGCTCAAAACCTTCCAAATATTCTTTAATTAGTTTTTCTTGAATCTCAATGTCCCTAAGATCTTCTATCCCCAAACCATTTGTTGTCCCACTTACATCCCCTCTCTGGCCTGCGGCGCGGTTCAAATATGACAAGGACTCCGGATTAAATCTTCTTTTTGCAATTTCTTTAGCCCTTTTCATCACATTCAAGGGAAGGTTGTTTTCCGATATTAATCTCAATCTGCTGTTTTCGGGGATATCTAAGCCTTTGGGCATTTTTCCTTTTGGAGTTAGATTAATTGTTACAAAAGGTCTGGGGTTTTTTAGTTCGACGTGTCGACAAGTATAATTTTCTTTATCTTGTATGTTCCAGATCAGAAATCCCTTATCGTTTGTTTCTCCGTGGTTTTGTTGGACTGTTGAGCCGCAATATCGAATTCTGCCTTCCTCATCCAGTATTTGATTTGTTTTATGAATATCTCCTAAAAAACCATAATCATGGCCTTCGAAAATATCTATAGCATGCTCGCCATGTTCCATTATAAACCCGGTATCGGTTTTTACTCCAGATATTGAGCCGTGATATAGAGCAATATTTATTTTTTCAGGGTCTGATGGTTTCACCCAATTATCTTCATCAAAAACAGATAATACATTAATTGCGACAGAATCGTTTAAATGAACCTCACCAGCGTTTTTCAATAGATATAATTCTGGATGATTTAAAGCTTCCGCCACAGGAGTTAGGGCATCTTGTCGGCTAGAATTTTTAAGATTACCATCGTGGTTTCCTAAAATAATATATGTTGGTGCGATGTCTGCCAGATTTCTAAAGAAATGAGTGCACATTTCTACAAATTCTGGAGATATTTGTGTTTTTGTATGTGCGATATCTCCGCAATGTATAATATAATCGGGCTTTTCTTCCTTTAAAATATTGTACATCTTTTCAAAAACAACACCATATTCATAATGATATTTCAAATTTTTGATATGAGTATCAGCAATATGGGCAAACTTCAAATCACTCTCCTAATAATTATAGTGCGGCAATAGCACTCAATAAACTGTCATGCTGTCTTACTGGCTGGGCATTTATCTTCAACTCGGAGACTTCTTCTTTTGTCATATCTCCCAAATCGCGGTCATCTGGATAAATTAATTCTCTTATTTCAATTCCATATTTTAAAAACATTTTTTTGATAAAATTTGATTTTTTTATCGCGTCTGGATCTAATGCTAAAATAACTGGTGTCTTACTTTGTACTATCTTTTTAAACAATTTGGAACTTTCGCGTAGCGATGATCCCAAAATTGGAACAGCGTTTCCTGCTTTAATGGCATCGAAAACACCCTCTACAATTGTTATTTCTTTTTCAAAATCTAAGTATAACTCATTAAATATTATATTTCTACTTACCTTTGGATTCATATATCTTCTATAATCGTCTTTGTATGTTCGTGCTATAAAATAATTTAAATCTCCAGAATTATTAAACGATGGAATAATCACTCGGCCTCCAAATTGACCGTGTGGGCAATACCCAATTTTCCACCTCAAAATGTCCTGCCTAGTAATGCCCCTATTTCTTAAATAATTCAACGCTTTCTTATATTGTATATTATTATTGTTTGTAGTCAACGTTATAAATGAATTTGGCAATATTAGTATTTCTTCTCTAGCTTCTTCTGATTGTTCTTCATTTGAAAAAATATTATCAAATTCACTTAAATCTTGAACATTTCCTGTTAATTCTTTCCACTTTTCTTTTTGTGAAAAATTTCCAAATTTTTTAACTACATTAAAAAGGTTTTTTCCCCTAGTATCGCATATCCAACACTTATAAGCATTTTTCTCGACATTAACTGAAAACTTCTTTTTGTGATGATCGCAATAGGGACACGAAAAAAGAAGTTCATCTCCAGATGAATAATATTTTCCAAGTATGCTGTTGAGAATGTTAATCTTTTCTTTCATACTAACTAATATAACATACTATTTTCTACGTGTCAAGGAATTTTTTATTCTTGGTCGCCTTCTTTAGAAGTTAGATTGCGAAGCATTCTTTGGAGTAAAGTTTCCAATTGAGATCTATATTTATTTAAGTCGCCTTCTTCGGCAACCTTTGTAAGAGCATCTTCAACACTTTGTAAAATAGACCTTTCTCTGGTAGTTACGTCCTTCATGGAACCACCAGAACGAATTCCTTTAGACTTTTCTAATTCTTTTGCAGCTTGCTGAGTTCTGGTCATTGTGCCAGTTAAACCTGCCAAATCATCAATTTGTTCTCTTATAAGTTCTAAGAGAGCTGATTTTGTAAGTTTTTTCATTTATTTGTCTCCTGTGACTGTTCTGTCTTTAAAGGTTTTTGCCAAATATTGCCTTAACTGATCAGTCATATCTATTTTTTCTAAAGGCGTGTTATCAGGTAATTTGCCAAATTGGTCTAGAATATATTTTAAAAAATCTATTTCAACTTGATCATCAACAATTTTTGAAATCTCATCATCCACATTAACTTTGCTTAAAGCATCACTTGTTTGGAAATTATCATCTTTTTGATATAGAGCAGAGAAGACCCCTTTAATATCTGATGCCTGATCGATAAGTTCTATTGCGGTACCAGCGAGAGGAATGAAACTCAATAGTGCTTTAGAAGCCGCTTTTGCTGCTGGGCCTCCTTTCTTTTTCATCTTTGTTAATTTAAAAAATTTCTTTAAATCACCTATAGTCTCTATTTCTTTCTTTTCATTAAGAAGCAAATAGTCATTCCAACTTTCCATTATGAGTTTCATATTTTTTGACATATTATTCATCCAACAATAAATAGTATCCCGCTCTTGAAACTACCACAGCATCTGCGATATCATAGCAATATTTTTGAACATTACCATATCTGGTGTATTCTATTGGGAATTCTCCACTCTCCACAAAATGCTCCATTACCACCTCTTTAGCCTTTTTTCCTCGCGGAACTTTGATGCCACATTTTGAGCGCGCTGAAATCGGGGTTACATAATTTGGCTCTAGTTCCAACATTTTAAAACACAGCCAAGAAACAACTCCATTGAAATTTTGAAGGATCGACATTGTTTTTGCTGTAGAACCTCCCTTTCTGAAGAACATAAGGGCCTGCTCAATGAAAATGTGTTGTATTTCCACTGATTTTAAATTATTGGTTATATAATCTTCAACAACTTGTGCCTTATGAAGAAGGCCAGTTGTTTTCCTTAAATCAATATAGTCGGCTTTGACAATTTTATTGTTATCAAGCAGACAAACGCCGATAATGCTCGTGCTTACATCTAATCCTAGAATCATTAAATATCCAATTTTAATTTAAAAGTAAAATTTTGATTTTCTTCTTTTTTAACAGGAGTGGCTGTTGTGGCTATTCCAATTAAATTTTTCTTGTCATCATATATACCTATTTTTGAAATGTATGTAGTGCGCTTAAACGGCGCGTCATAGCCCAAATATGATGAACTTACTATGTTTTGTATTAACAAATTATCGTTTTGGCTATATGTTTTACTCGAAGTTGCTTCGTATTTGTTTTGATTTGACTGTACAAAAGTTGGATTGTTTGAAGTGTTCATTTCACCCTTTTCTGCATGTGCAAACATTGTCAAAGTTGGTATTTTATTAATACCCTCAAACTCCAAAGAATAACTTGAAGAAGGTATCGTGCCGGCAGGAATGCCGTCATTGGCCCCTACAGCATAAAATAGCCATGAAGGATTTTGTAAATCCGTGGGGTCATTTATATAATCCCTAGTTGTTGAGTCTAGGTTCCATGATCCTGTCAAAACCAAGAAGCCCTCATTGTATAATACAACGCCGGCTACCGAGCCGGATCCGGGGGATCCAGCGGGGCCTGTTTGGATTAATGCACCGTCGCGGTTCTCATCCTCAAGAGTTCCAAATAATGTACCAGATATATAGAAATCCATCTTTAAAGATCCCTTATTTATTGATTCTCCGTACATAATAGATGGTACTGATATTAAGTTTAATGGCAGTGTTGCTTTATCGCCGTATGATGAGCTGTAGGCATATTTACCGTTTAATGGTATATAATAATTTAAAGTATTTTTTAAGGCGTTTATCTGTGGTCTTGACTGACCAAGGTGAAAATAGTCTCTTTTTATACTGGAAGATAATGGATAGCTTCCTGTTATAGTATCGCCATAAGAGTAATTTGTATTAAAAGTCGTTGTAGAAATGGTTCTCATGCCGATTGCACTACCCTGTTTTGTGACGAAAGGATAGATTAGTCCGGTTTGTGATTCCGACCTGTCGACATTGAGTTCAAATAATGATACAAATCCCGTAGGTACATTCGGAACTTCAGACGTAAAAGAACCAGAAATTTCCCTCTGGTCATTCAGGTACATTTTAGAATCATAAACTTGTATTTTTTGTTTTGGATTTGTTTCCAGAACATTATACATAATGTCTTTTTGTTCAAACTTTTTTAATGACATGATATATTAATTAGTCTTAAAAAAATTAATAATCTAAACGAACGCGCAATGTTATTTCATTAGTTGGATCTTTCTTCAGAGGTTCTGATAATTTAGCAACTGCTAAAAGCTCATTATCTGCTGAATATAGGCCAACTGTAGTAACATAAGAAACTGGCGTATCGGTTGATTGTGTTTTAACTCTTACTTGACTCTCGCTTAGATATGTTGGGTTTGAACTATAATTAAATTCACTTGTAGAGGCCCTACAGAAGTAGATTGATGAATTTAATTCTGTTGTGTTGTTAAAATCACAGTCAAACCATCTATTACGAATTCCGTCACATGAAGAAGAAATTTCTGAACCGGTTAGAACCGCATCAATAGATGAGGTATCATATGTTGCAGCAGGGGCTCCAAAGGTTCCATCAAAGACAGAGGCCGTCAAAACTGCTATACCTGCTTGATAATATAATAGACCAACTCCTGTTCCGGCGACTGCCGCAGAGCCTGAATACAATATACCAAACTCTCCGGATGGAGAATTGACTCTATAATCATTTTGCGCGCCGTAATCCGAAATTGTTTTCAAACTTGAAAAGTCCGGGGCTGCAGGCGTGCCGCCTGTTGCGAAAGACATAATTAGCGATTGTTTTTTAATTTCATCTTTGCCAAGGAGCCTAGAAAAATTAATAAATACACACTGGTTCATTTTATCTGCGCTGCCTGTTGTGGCATAATCACCGTCTTTATCGAATGCTCTAATTGCTCCGGTTTCGTCATATCCAGCTAAAACTTGTGCCATTTGATTATAAATATTCATTTTTTTAGCGTTCTGCGTATATGCGCCCGATACCTCTGATGAATATCCAACAGTTATATCGAAAATGTGATTTGCAGATGAACTAAGGTAGGGATAATCATAGACTGATTGAAACATACCATGAGCGTAGTTCTTGATATTCTCTTCGGAATAAGTTCCGGAAACGATAGATCCGGTAAGGGGAATAGCTTCGTGAAGTAGCGTTCTTGTGACCGCAACGTCTTTGCTTAATACTAAATTCTTAAATGATGTAGCCATGTGTTATAAGTCCTATTGTTTTCTCAAAAGTCTTACTGGAATATCTATGCGATACCCTGTTGTAAGCCCGGTAATTCTAACCGTTGTGTCGATATGATGAAAGGTTCCAGAAATTCCGTCAATTGTGCCTGTTGTACCCAGCGTTGTGAATAAATAAGTACTAGTACTTGTATCTGTAGTGGCCAAAAGGCCGAAAGACAGCCTAGATCCTCTTGGGCCGGCCAGAACGGATGGATTTCCTTTTCCGATGTCTTGGAAAAGGCCCGGAGCGGGGTCAGAGACATTATAAACTGCGATATTATCATCATCGATAAAAGATTCGTCGACTAAATTTGCAGCTGCTGTGCCGTCTGTCATCTTCAACAGCCTATTATCTATCTGGATTGAGTATTGTGTCTCGTACAAATCGGAGTCAATTGCTCTATCGGCTGAAATGTCGCTTGTGTTAAGCCCCTGATCTACGGTAATTGCTTTAGAAGCACCCTTGTCGGCATTGTAGGCCGCAGTTACTGCTGTAGAAGTATTTGAATCAGCCGCAACCGGAATAGAATTGGCTAGACCTCCAGTGGAAGAAATGCCCACTGAACCACCTGCAGATGAATCAGAATTTAATTTTATTACTGGCAAATAAAGAACATCATTCCTAGTAATTGTAATTAATTTTGATTTCATTGTGGCAGTATTGTTCGTAAAAGCTTCTAATACTGGAGTTTGCATGATTTCTAAATCATAAAACGGAGTTCCCCTTGAATCATCTTTATTATAAAGTTCGTAGTTGATTTCGTCGTCACCTAATGCAAACTTTACAATTTTAAAAGAGCCATCGCCCTTTGCAAGCCTTTTTCTACCTGCGTCTGTTAATACTGCGTCTAAAATAATGTCGCCACTGTTATCCAAAAAAGCCATGAAAAATTTTCCTTTTAAAAAACGGTTTTTTATATAATAAATAGTTTGCTTTTATTGATTTTTCAAAAACATTTTTCTATTTATTTAATCGGCCTATCATCCACAAATTCAATATTTAAATCAACAACCTTTCCTGTCTTTTTAGAAGTCATTCTAAGCTTGAAAGTTTTTCCAAATAAAGGCACTTTTTCAGAACCCATTTTAAGCGGTTCGGACGAAGAGGGCAAAACTTGCTTTAATCTCGGCACTACATTAAATAGTCTTTTCAAACTTTTTGTTGTATTTTTCTGTTTTTCTGGAATCTGGTATTGATTTATAATCGGGTAAATGGCTCCGGAGTTTTCGACAATTTCAACTTCATAGATAAAAGATGCATTTGAATAATTGTTTCTCTTATCGATGGATCTGAAAATATAATAATATTTTCTGTTGGACTCTATTTCATCATTAAACGATGCAGAATCTGCTAAAAGGCCATCACCATATGGCGTTGCCACAGAATTTCTTGTTGATTCTTTAAAATCTTCAATTGAAGTAGGTGCCGAAGCCAACCTCCTGATTTCAAAAATCCTAGCTGAATTTTCAGGGTCATCGGAAACGAACTCAATCGGTTGAAAATCATTTAATTTTCTTGCTTTTCTAAGATTTTTAAAATAATCTTCTTCTTGAAGAGTGAATTTTATTGGTTCTGTTGTGAAGCTTCCTTGGCCAGATCTAAAAAATATACTTAGTCTGTTCTTTTTTCCTCTATAAGTTATAAATTCTACATCTGGAGATATTGGAGGATTATCTATTATCATACCTTCCGATTTAAAGTAAGGGATTTTTACCAATTTTAAGAAATTTTTAGTTGTAACTGAATTTTTAATTATTCTTCCGGATTCTACAGCCAAATCAAATGTGCTTTTTTCTTCTTCTTCGGAGACTTTACCCAAAGCCATACTACCCGAACCGGGGTCAGCTTCATCTGTTTCCTCCAAAGGTAATTCGATTGGTGGTTCCCATCCGGGCACATATCTTATTTCTGTATCTAAACATATTTTATATGCATAAATTTGATATGTGTATTCATCTCCGTATTTTATTTGTGTATCAATATAGCTTAATCCAGTGTAAATTTTGGAAGATGGTATCCAAAATCTTTGCAAGGGGGTGGAAGATGGTGTTTCCGATTTTTCGATTGAATAAAACAAAACATCAGATGAATATGGCTTTACTCCGTTTAGAATGTCTAAAATATTTCTAGACTTTTCATTAACAACATTTTGCAGCTCATCCGTTAAATCATTTAGGGAATTTACAGTTTCAGCGTACTCCCACCTTGTTGAATCTGGTTCGGATGTTAATAAATCAACTACATTTTTTTCACTGTCAAGATTGCCTCTATATATTTTTCTTAATGATTTTACTTTATCGGCTTGCGAATAATCCAAATCATCTATCATTTTGTTTATTAATTCAAGCATAGATGAGACATCTATTTTTTCTATTTCAACTTGAGATGAATTATAATTTTCAATAAATTCTTCTTGTCTTGTACCACTTTTATATTGAGATATTAACCCGGAGTTTGCATATGCTAAATCTTTTTCATAGTTTTCAGAATCAATCATTGGATTTGTTTGAGATTGTAGAGTGTTAAGAACATCACAAAATAAGCACGATAGATCATTTTCAACTATGGAATCTCGTATTGTTTGATCATTTGATTTTATTATTTCTTCAGAAAATTTAGGATTATCAAATGTCAGACTAACACAGAAAGGAAAATCTTCAGCATTTATTAGCTTTGCGGAAGAATTTACATATTGTGTTTCTGAAATAATATAATCTTTTACTGATTCTGCTCCGACAACTTCTTCATATCTTCTGTTTTTAAAATATTTTGGAAGTATTTCATAAAAATTAGGCAAAGCTGAATATTCTGCTGCTTCAATTATTGATTCATAAGAAGCAGATCCATAGTTATATTTGTATTCTACATCACCCCTTAATAAACTTTTATTGTCGACATCTGAAATATATTCAATTGGCGCGCCTGTATCAAAATAAGAATCGTCGTATATGGGTCCGTCAGATATCTCACTAGATATGAAATCGTTTCCGGGAGTTTTAAAATCAATATACATATTGAATTTCTCTACCAAAGGGTTAATTGGCGAAGAGGTCGTCGCCTTATTAGTAAATCCGCTTGATTTTATTGAGTAGGATGCATTTTGTCCAAAATATTTTATTATGGATCCCTCTCCTGTTTCTAGGTCGGCGATTTCCTCGCCTCCTCTAGCAGATTCTAAAAATATTCCGGATTCCTTTTCTGAGAATTTATAATAATTTCCCAAATCGTTCCTAATTGGGTCGGCTGAGGACTCAAAATTATCTACTAATGTAAATTTCTTTTTATTTAATTTTGTTTCTACTGACATTTTCTTGCCTTATATTTTAAGTATTGTCTAGAATGGTTTCTAGATCTAAATCTTTAGTGGGTTTAATAATAAAAAATTTGTTTTTGTAATTTCTTTTATAAAAAACGCCTGCCTTATCTGAATTTGGGTTATTATACGTCTCTAAATAACATAATAATGATTTTGTACCACTTAAATCATCCAAGGTTAATAATCTGGGTCCAGAAGCTGTAGAAAAAGATGCTTTTTTGTCAAGCTCTACGACTCTTACTGAAACAAGGTTTGTATAGTTTTGCTTTATCATATAATATGTGTTTGGATTAGATACAAAATCAACTGTGGAGGCTCTCCAATTATTTTTTAGGGCTGTTGCTCCAACGCCGCCATATAATACTCTATAATGATTGGGCATTCCTTTATAAAAATCCTGCTGTATAGATAAATATGTATAATCCTCCAAGGATAGAGACCATTCTTCTTCTTTTTTCAATATAGAATTAGCCATGGGTATAAAATTCTTTCTAATGTCTATTGTGCCGTCAAAGTTTTTATATTTTGGAGTAGAGGGGGAAGAAGAATTGGATACTTTTATTCCAGAATCTGCAGCATTATAAAATTGACCACTGATAGATATCCCATTATCTGACATTATATATCCCAAAGATGTCAGAGGGTCAAGATCTCCGCCACTTTCCTCTATAAAGTGAATATTATTAAAAACTTCCGGATCAAAAGAGTTTGTTAAGTTTATTTCGTTATCGTGAATTTTAATAGGTGCCAAATAAGAGCAGAAATTTTCTTTTAAGTTAAAATATCCGCCATATGTTTTTCCAACTGACTTGCCAAAAGTGCCTAATATCAAATCCTGCTCCAATTGATCAAAGTCATAACCCATAATTTCGAATTCCGAAGTATCTATCAATCTGGCGAAATCAAAAGAGAACCTATTTGCTAGATCTTCTCCGGTTAAAATATTAATCCCCACATTTTTGTTCGGATCTAATTCACCTAGATAATCATAATTTATATTTTTTGCCTCCAAAACATCAATATTTGATTGGAAATCAAAATTTTCATAAATTATTGATCTTTCGCTATTCGTTTTTGTATAATTTTTAGACTTTTCAAAGGAAATCACAGGGGGTGCCAGCATACTTGTTAAATTTTTGGCTAAAGTTTTAGAAAAAATAAGCAGATTCAGCGTACTTTCTTCATAGTTTAAAAGATTTAATACATTATCCTTAAAATCAGCTCCCAAATCATAAGCCTCGTCATTTAATTGAGATACCAAGGTGGCTATACTATTTGCTTCATCGATTGGAGTCGCTGTTGAATTTCCGAGAACATATTTTTCTTTGTAATATATATCAATTTTGCTTATATCTTTTACTAGCCTATCTAAGAACAAAAGCAAAAGATCTCGAATACCATCTTTCATAGAAATATCTATAGAATACTTATATATTCCATCGTTACCCAATTCTAAATCTTCAAACATTATAAATTTATAGTATGTTCCATTGTTTAGATCTATCGTTGGGGCAAGTTGTTCTATTTTTGCTACCTCGTTTCCGGCTTGCAGCCTATTGTTTGAGTTTAATATACCGTTTGTTTCGTTTGAAGATACTACGGTTGTTTTGATTGCATTTAAATCTATTTTATTATCTTTCAATTTTTGTTTTTTAATGATTAAAGATTCTATATTTGAACGCCTATAAACTTCTCCCCTACGGGTCCGGATACCTTTTCTGTTCATTAAGAAAGATAAGTTGCTCCTTCTTGATAAAATCGAGCCTTTATCTAAGCCAAACATTGATTTTGTTTTTGGTGCGCCGTCGACCTGCTCATATGATGTATAAAGGTCTGTAAATGTGGGCGGAGAGGATGATTTACCTGCCATGCTTATATCAAAAAGATTTTCATAGTATTTTTTTCTTAAATCCTTAGTGCCTTCAATTATAAGGCCGCGCTTGATATTGATGCTTTCCACTTTGGGCAAGAACGAAGGTCTTTTAGCCTCTTTTCTCGTAAATGGTGCTGCCACAACTTTAAGATTTTCTGGCGACGTGTCTCCATAGAGTCCATCAAGATTCTTTTTGAAGAAAAAATTATATTTTATGGGAATATTTGCGCCAGTACGTGTCCCAGATATTATGTCCTCTGACAAGGTTCCGTCTTGGTTATAAATTATTTGAGAAAGAGGCAAAATATCCACAACAGTGTTTGGTGATTGTTCAAGAGAGAATACTTTAGACTTCTTTTCTTTAGAATATATCAATGCAACATAATATATTGAGTCTTCTCCCAGATTAATTTTGGGAACCCTTCTTTGGCCTGCAGGCACTATCAGGGGTGCTGTAGTTGTTATAGACAAGTGAACTTCTGCTGTATATCCTACAACAGATGAGTCTTCTGTGGGGTGTTCTGATATGGACACACTTTCTAATTTAAATGGCGAGGTCATCAATCACACTCCTTTATGTCGGCAGAGGTGATGTTAGTTCCATATATATCAGATATTTCTTCCACCACTTTTGGTAAATTTGTATTCTTATATACTTCGCCAGTGAAAAAGCCCCTAGACTTAAGTTCTGATACATTTTCTTCTAATATTTCTTCATCTATATCTGAATCGCAATATATATGAAAGTAATATTCAACGTTATTTGGATTAAGGATTATATCTTGAAAATCTTCTTGTTCATCGATTAAAATATTATTTATGATGTTATTATTTTTTTCTTTCATAGCGAAAACTAAAGGCATTAAATATTCATTATTTGGAAACCCAAATGCTGTTGGGGTCTCTACGACTCTAAATACTTCTACATCAAAATTCTCAAAATCAAAATCTATATTTTTTTCAAATATATCGGCTAATATATAGTCTGTTTTTATTTCTAAATATTCTCCGCTGTTGGCGGCTGGGCCTTGTATTATTTTTGTAGAAGGAGATATGGCTTCTTCAAGAAATTGTATTGTGTCCATTGCCAACTTCTCCTCGAACTCTAAATCGACTTTTTTAACAGAATTTTTAAATGTTATTTTTGTATTGATCTGGTCAATTGATTTGTTTCCAACTGAAGTCTCATATGAGCTAACATTATAGGAATCTATATTTCCGGACCACATCTGCAATGTTATCGATGGCATTTTTTGGGAACCAATCTCTCCATTAGAGAGAGGATAAGATAGTGCTGCTTTATTTATTGCTGCCGTTGGAGATATACTGTCTCCTTCTCCAAAATTAATTTCTTCCAATTTTTTAACATCACTAGTAAATTTACTTTGAGTTTCTAGCTGCGGTGTATCTTTTCTAATTCTATTTTTAGCGTCACTTTGTAATTCTTGAATTCCGGCCATCTCAGAGTTATAAAGAACATTATCATCAAAAAATGCATAATATACGGGCTTCATTATTCCTTTAGCCAACATGTGCTTTCCATATGGTGTTAGCTTAATATCCAGCACTTGTTCTTTTTTGTCCATAAATTTCATTTTAGTCTTCATCTCCGGTATTGGCCAGTGATATGGCCTCTGTGTATGATTTAACAGCTTCAACATTTTCAGTCTTATATAGTCCCGTATTTGAAATCAAGTTGGGATCTTCGCCATAAGAGATTTTCGAATCTATTTTCGCAAATTCTATCATAGAGAAATAATCATATGGCCAGTTATAGTTAATTGTATTTTCAGAAACTTTTGTTTTTTCTGCGCTATTTGCTAAAAGCAGTTTGTTATAAGATGCTTTTGCCCTTTGTTTGACCTTGAAAACCATCCATTGTACCTTTTCACCATTTGGGCCTCGAATATCGTCAAGATTTTGTTTACCTTCGGTGAATAATTGATGACTAACAACAGCCTCCTGTATTGAAGTATTATCTTCTATATCTCCAAAATAATTTGCAATTTCTTTTTCTTTTCCAAATTTTGGAGCTATATTTTGCCAGATGTATGAAAGATCATCTCTATCGAACGAATGCTGGAATTCAAAAATATACATAGCTACTGGTGATGTTGTTGGGTTTCTAAAATAATCGAACTCTGGCGGGAAAACATATTTGTCTCTTATTTTTAAGAAATTTTCTTTTAATGCAGGCTGATCTTCTCCAAAGATGAATTCCGGCTTCATGTCTTCCAAATTATTTGTAAAGGCTCTCATCTCCGACAATTCATTTTCAATATCTCCTTTTGTCGAGCTTAACTTAAAATACTGCTTTGTTTTATTATTTACATCAGTAATAGTGTCGCTTTTTAAACCAATATAGAATGGCACTGCAACGACAGCTTCGGAGATTGTTTTTGTTTTTGCCAAACGGCCAATGTTTTTTGAATTATTGACTTTATTGAAGCCAACGATATTTGATAAGGGAAACACACGACCGGTATTATATTTTTCAGCGATATCTCCCTGTGCGGCGCGGGTGTTTAGCCAAGTTGATGGAATATCCTCAACTTCTAAAAAGATTCCTTGATTTTCCAATTCGTCAGGAATGGTACCAAACTGGTGCCACATTCCCATTGGTGTCGTTGTCTGTCCAGATGAACCACTCCACGGGGTACTGTCTTTATATGGTAATGTTACGTTATCCCATATTTTAGTAGATTCTCCAATATTATCTGAATAATCTGCTTTTCCAAAAGGGCCGAAGTTTAAAACTGGGGTTTCAAATTTTGTTTGGACTGACCAAGCAGGACTATTTTCGGAAGGCTTTTCATCAGATTCAATAAACAATCTGTTAAATATATTAATTGATGAAGTTAATTGCATTGCATAATTATTAACACTTGCGCTGTGCATTGGATAAGAAGATGCGCCGATGTCTCCAGATGGCCAAGTATCTGAATCATATCCGTCGATTCTCCAACAAACTATTTCTGAATTTGCCTCAATATCATCTATTGTTGGCTGGCCACTAGTTGTAGGCTTATAAATAATATCTACCCAAGCTTCTCCGTTATAATAAGGAGGAGTGTGCGAGACATTGAAACCATATAAGCCGTCGTAAATCCAATTTTGTGGCTTGGAAATTGTTGTTTCGACCGCCGGATTCGAAGAAGAAAGTGCCGCGTATGAAAAATTTCTATCATTTGAGGAGACTTCAAAACTTCCAGAGCCCGCCATTGGAGGTCCGAATGAAGATGGCCTAGAGTACATATTAGTAGTGAACATTCTATAGTCTTCATCTACAATTGTTGCTTGAGAGGCAAGGGGCACGATTTTTAATTTCCACGCAGTTGTGCTTGCATTTGAAAAATATTCTTGTGGAGTTGGCCAATCAGAATCTTCTCTTTTTTGACCCCTCGCGCTTCTTCTCATTTTTATTCTAAGGCCATAGTAGGATCCAGAATTAACAGACTTGAATTGAGACTGCTGCAAGCTTGATATTTTTGTCAATTCGGAATCTTCCAAAAAGAAATCGACTGTCGAGGCTAAAAAATTATTAATAGAAAGATTATATTTATTTTCTTTTTTCGGGCCGACACTGATTTGCGAAACATTTCGTGGCGACCCTAAAGAACATGATGGGTGAGGTTCCATATCAAAAAATGATATATCCTTCAAATTAGAAGGATTTAATATATCCTCGAACTGAACTCTGTGGTGCCACTGGCCTATATCATTACTAGCTGTACCGATTGCATAATAATCTGTTATACCACTAGAGTTATCTTCATACCTGACAACTTCATAAGAGCTGGTATATATTGGATAATCTACTGCGATTCCTGATTTAATAGTATTGTATAAAATACCCGGAGAAAATAGGGGTGTTAAAATGGGCCTCATCTTTAATTCGTCAGAGGCTGATGAGCCGGTTGTAGCACCCCCCTCAATAGAATCATTATAAACTTCCTTGAACGCCTTTCCAATTTCTAAAGTTCTTTCTGCGGGGTAAAACCCATCATAAGCTATGAACTTTTTCAATGCACTACATTTAAGAGTTAAATTTTTTGGCATATCTTCAAATTTGTCGTGTTTTTCTGACACAATATCAAAATATTCTATAAAATCAGAGTGTGAGTAAGTTTTATAAAATTCACCGTTCGAACTATTTTGAGGGGCTTCCCTAGATGTTTGTATTGTATATGTTGATGTACTTCCATCATTCTTAGTGTAATTTACGGTTTCCGTATTACTATTATTGATGCCAAATATTGAATAAGAGGACGTATTTTTAGTTTGAAATCCATCACTACTGTTTAAATATTTTTCGACGTTATCACTAATGCGATATTCTGGTATTATAGACATGTCCTTATTTTTTACTCTCATGATCTGATTGTAAAGTTCGTACTTATCATAAAATGGATTAGATGGAGATGATATAAAGGTGCCATCAGTGTCGACGTAGCCAGCTTGCTCGTGAGCTTGAAATTGTGCATTGCCGCCGAAAATAGATAGGTGGCCAAGAGTATTATTTAATCCACCGGGCCAAGATGTGGTTCCGGGTTGTTCTTCAGTTGATAAATAAGTTGTATATGCTGATAATGTTGATTTAACTGGATAAATAAAATAGCCGCCGCCGATGGATATTTTCGTTCCGGCGACCCAAGAATAGGTCGCGAATGGATCCACCGCTGCCAAGCATGGTCCTAAAGTAAATTTCCTACTATATATAGGTCCCGGCTTGAGGTCGGCTCTACTTCCCGAATCTGACCCGATCAATCTGTAGGCGAAAGTATAATCGTTCTGAAGTTCTCCTGCCTTACCATCGTTTGATGCAGAAGCAACGAAAGTGGAGACAGAAGTACCAAATTGCTCTGAAGTGTCTAACGCCCAAGCGGATTGTGAAACAGAATATCCTTGGGAGTTTGTTCCACCAAATTTTTCAGTGCCAAGTTCTGATCTTTCTGTTCTTGAATTTTTCCAAAATGTGTTTTTGTACCCAACTCTTTCTCTATTAATTCTAGAATACATGTTTATAGAGCTAGGATAAATTTGCTCATTAGATGCATAGTATTTTATAGATTTTATTGGATTATTGTTGTCATCTAGGGCACCATCTGCATATAATCCGACTACTGCTGCATGAGCTGATTCATTTTCAAGAAATTCGTCATTCTGTGAAAGTATATTTAAATCTGATGATATTTCTCTATTTGCGAATAATGTTACTTCATTTCCAAAGGTGTTATTTAATTTAATAGAAGAAGATATATCACCAACAATTGAAATCAATTGTGTTTGCGATGGTCCGTATTTTGATATCACGGGAGGATCACTCTTTACTTTTCTAATACTTGATGGAGATGGGGATAATTTTTCATCTAATTTGCTTGGTACTTTTAGCGAAGATATTTCTATCTTCTTATCAAACGGATTGTACGCGGTTTGATTTGAATAATTCCATTTCTTAACCAGCGGGCTTTCATATCCTCTTATTTGCTTCCACGTTGGGTGTTGATAGGGACCATTCCTTTTTAATAATATAGAGTTAAGGAGGGATGCTTTTCCGTCATCATTCAATCCATCCACAATTAATTTACTATTCAAATAACTCTCGACATCGGTGTCGTTTTCTGAGAATCCTAATGATGAACTGATATATTCTAGTGGCTCGCGAGTATTTAAATTTAACCAATTGTAAGCTGTTGGTAAAAACGTGAAATAAAAACTACTTGCCGCGAAAGGCCCTCCCATTTTTGTCACGTCTCTGCCAAATTTTATATCTTTAAAGTCTGCAGCTGTTGGTCTAAATCTACTTCTTGATCTAAAATCACTAGCGGAGGAAAATGTTACCAAAGATTCCTCTCCATCATATGGTAGGTAACCAAAAGCGTCATAAGACAAAACAGATGCAGTCAGCCAAGAATATTGTAAATCGGTTCTTGGTATCGGGTGCTGCACATAATAGTTGTCATAAACAGAAGCTGTTACTGTAGTTGATCCAGAATCCTTCATTTGATGAATAGTGTTTCTGTTGACTTGATATATACTTGCAGTACCGTTGTAATTTAATGAATTTACTTCTGAAGGTCCATTGCCTTTTGCGAAAGAATCAGAATAAAAACCAAACTGATTAACATGAGATGCATAAAGCCACCTTTGTGGCTCCCTAACTGTCCAGTTTCTGTAGTTTATATCATTATAAAGAGAATATTCGGCGGCTGCAATGTCTAATCCGGGGCCTCCATTGGAGTCGCCCATGGTATTTGGGTCTCCGGGACAAGAAAATCTATTAACAAATACGTGTGCGCTGCGTCCTCTTTGTGGTTTTGCATAATCTTCCATGCCGGCGACGTATGTAGATGGAATTTCATCGGGAGAATAGCCACCCGCTTTCGTAAATGAAGAGTTATTTATTGTCCTTCCTACTGTTTGCACCACTTCATAAATCTTACTGTAATTGCCAACTCCGTGAGTACCAGTGTCGGTTTTAATATTGGCAATATTTAGTGGGCTTTTTGCAACTAAGCCTCGATATAGCATGGCTCGTGGCTGATTTATAGGCTGGTGGATGAATTTTAGGGTGTTTGGAGATGCATTTACCTCCATTTTCCATGCTTCTGGCCGGTTTTCAGCCGTGTCAGAACCCTGATTTAGTTTAATATGCCTATTTTGATTTCCTCCAACAAATTTTTCTGTAAATGGGCCCTGTAGTGGCACGTTATTCTCAACATATGAGTCATTGTGCAAATTTGTTATTCCGAATCCTTCCTTAAAATTGTCATTTATTAGCTTTTGGTACCCTTGCTGGACAGAAGATGAGACTGCAACAAAAGGAGAGAGTAAATCTCCCTTTCCTGTCATATAATCGTCCAGATCTAATTGATTTTCAAGCTTGAAGGGTACTTTTCTTTTATTTTGAAGCTCTAGGTCGTCGGAACAGTCTTTAAGCCCCTCCACATCTGCCGAAGGTATTAATAATCCATCACTATTTCCAAATATTACTGATTTTTTGACGTTTTCTTTAATATTGTTGTCAATATTTACGCCGGATGATATTATTTGTTCCCTTTTTACTGTATATTTTAGCGGATTGGAGTAACTTCTGTTCAAAGCAGAGAGCGCAACAGACAAAATTGTTTGTCTTGCTGTGTCTACGCCACTTATTCCGGAAGAAAGAGGGCCCGAATCTCTTTCTGCGCGATTTTTCCACCAAAAACAGTTCTCATTTTGTAATAAACTTACTGGAGCGTGTCCTTCTTCCCAATTATACGTCAATTCATTAATGCCTCTTATACCTGCTGTTGGTATATCTTGCTTTAAATCAACTGTGGGATATTTATTCCAATATTTATTTCTCTCAAGAATATGGCTTTCTATCATATTTCTTAAGCCTTCCTGCTTATCTGCCGATGCTGGGAATAGCTCCATTAACATATATCCAAGAGAATCATCAATCCACTTGTAATATTCAATGTATCTCTCAACATCTGGCTCGTTTTGTACGTTTTCAAAGAATAAAGATCTTAATTTACCAAGGGCCTTGTATTCTTGTCGATATTTATTTACAGGATCTCCAATAAGATTGTTAAAATCAAGTATTGTCGAGAAATAATTCAATATTTCGTCGCTGATGGCGGCATACATGCTCTTTTCGGCCATAAAAGTAAATGTAGTTGGCCTAGTTTGCCTATTAAAAAGCTGTTCCTCTGCCTCACTCAATACTTTTACAGTGTTATCTGCACCTACGACTTCTGGATTTTCTTGAATCGCAACTGGTATAAATTCTGAATTTACTATTCTAGTATCATTTGGATAAAATAGGTCTCCACGGCCTGTATGTGGGGTGCCCACTACATTACCAAGCCAACTATATCTACTTTGTATATCCGATGAACCGGATGACATATCTAATAAATCAAAGCCGGCATCATCCACTGAAGGAATTCCTGATCCGGCATCTGAACTTGTTATTTGATTAAACGCCCAATGCAGTGCCAGTGTGTCTATTTGTGGAATTTCGACGTTTCCGATTGAAGTTACAAAGTTGTGGACGTTCCTTAGTGGGTGTCTTGAACCAAAATTATCAGAATTTTCAGAATGATTCTTTATTACAGAATCTTCTAAGGCATTTACCCAATATCTGACAGAAGAAAGTTTAATATCGGATCCGTGAATTACAGATCCTGTAAAGTTCTGTCTGTGTGCTCCAGCGTATATTCTTTTTGGCTCTGTTAATAATTTTTCTCCACTGGTTGTGATGGTATCTGTTAGTGTAAATTCTGTTTGTTCAACATCCGAATATGTATTTATTCCATACAATTTTATATCGTAATCAGTTATCGAAGATCCAGAAACTAAGTTTGCATCTTTTTTAGATGGAGTTAAGGTAAGCGACAAATTCCATTTTTTATTATCATATAAATTTTCTATAAGAGATGTTTTCTTCTCTATCCCATAATATGAACTTGTTAAAAGAAAATATCCTGCCTTATTATTTCCGTTATCAGGAGGAAGAATCGCATAAGCCTGAATGTCATAATCTGTAGATGCCCATGTTAAATCGGCTGGGGTAGCTGGTATAGCCGTATGGAAACCAAAGATAGAAGATGTTACAAACGGAGTGGCATAAAAATCTCTAGAATTTCTCTTTCTCTTTTTTGGAGTTATAATTTCTGATTCTAAAGTAAATGAAATATAATCTTCAAGGGAACTTTGAGAGGCAGATATAAAAGAAGTAGAAAGTGGGTTGGCAGATGAAGTTTGTTGATAAATTGTGCCATAAAAATTATCTGCCCTATAAAAATCAATAAATTTCCTTTTTATTGTTGAATATCTTTTGTTTTCTTTTAAATCGTAAGTTAAATTGTTTGCATAAGAATTTACTCTAACTATTTTATCATCAATCCCATAACATCTAATAAGATTTCTAAAAGCCTTATGTGTTCCCTTTGATTTAAAAATAGAGACAATATTATTATAAATATTTTTATAAATAGTATTCTTTATTTCTGGCAGTGTTTCTTTAAAATCTTTTGTTTCGCCGCGAGACATAATCGTGTTTAAAAGATCTGCATCGGCAAAAATTTCAGGTGCCACAAATCCGTAATCTAATAATAGCCTATTTGAAAATGGTAAGTTTTTATTTGCACTATCTGTATATCCGATATCTTTAAGTTTATTTAGTTCTTGTATTTGAAGATGCAATGTGTCTAAAAAGCTAGATACGATCTGGGTCATCCTTTTTAAGTCGCCGCCGGTGGCATGGTCTTCATCGATAATCCAAATTGGATATTTATTCATTATAGATGAATGATTATTTGCATCATAATTTGATCCAGAAGTTTGCATTTCTGCAATCAAGGATACCACATCCGGGTGTGACTGATATATAATAGGGTCTTTAAATTCTGAAGTCGCTGCATTGGAAATAACCATTGCTGACTCTGTTGACCTAGCGGAAGTATTATACCCCGTCCATTGGCCGTTAGTAATTCTTCCGGAATAATCAAGAACCGTCGAGTCTAGTGAGTCATTTCCCGTAATACCTTCATTAAATTTATAATATACTCCCAAATCAGTATTAGCAACGTCAGTGTTGCTTCCGCCATATACTTGAGTGAACCAATTTCTACCTATTTCTTCGGCAGTTCTTTTTGTTTTCCAAAATCTAAATTCATCAATCGAGCCAGATAATTTACCCCACCCAAGATTTGCATATTCTGCCGAAGAAGAAACAGCTGGACTGGTCAATGAGCCAATGTTGGCCTGTAGTGCTCCTGTTATTTCTGAAATAGCGGAAGGTACTGCCTTAGATTCAATAAGATTTCCATCTTTATACATATCCACTTTTAGTTCGGGGGGCATATCAGTTCCTTTATATACCCTAAAAGCATAATGCCCGAATGTTTCTAAAGATGCCGTTGTCAAAGAAGACCCAAAAGAGGCTTCTTCATAAGGTGCTGATGTGCCTGACTGAATTGTCAAAATAAACGGCGATGTGCCGGCTGTGCCTGTTAATTGTAATAATAATCTTCCATATGAGGCAGCAGAAGAGGTTGTATTGTTCCATAAATCGAAAATAACCTCCTTTTGCGTTTTTGAGTTGTCAAAAGATTCTTTTTTCAACCAGAACTCTACGGTTACTCCGTTATCAAAATTTGTTTTTAAGTTACTTTCTCTTGTACCAGTGCCAACGAAACCTTCGCTATTATATATATCAGTGTCATACTTGTTAGAATCATCGAAAGTTGAGCTAAGTTTTTTATTAATCATGCCGTCAGAGGCCGTATGAGGGCCTCCAAAAAGAGATATATACTCTTTATCAGAAGGATTTCCGTAGTATGCTGTTGTAGCATCTGGGGCTGTTGAGAGAGATCCCCATCCTGTAGCAGAAATAGTAATAAATCCGTTTGTACGCGGGTATTTGTTATCCAATAACCACAAATCCAGATAAGTTGATTTATTTAAAAACTCTTCCCTTTCTTTAGAAGATCCATCATATGGATAATCTTCATATATTCTAGTGATGGCATCAGAATAATATAATTCTGCAGATCCATAATTAACAAAGTTCGATGCTAAAGAAAAATCCACTGTAGGAATAAATAAACTTTGATTCTTTTTTGTTTCGGCTACGTTATCTATTGATTCTGCATCTTTTCTTATTACCGAATCACTATCGGAAAAGATTTTATAATTTCTATTTTGACTAAAAAGATCTTTTATACTCATACTTCTTCTACCCTGAATTTCCACATATAAGGTTGTTCGATATAACTATCGACGGTTTCGTCATAATATGACACCTTTATTCCATATGAATATCCAGACTCAAGAAGGTCCATTTTTAAATCGAAATAATTTCCGCTAACATCGAAAGACATTTCTGTTCCCTTTGTGCTGCCCGTATCATATGGAATAACAACTAAATCATCCGTTAATCTGTGGATCTGATAGGAACCACTTTCAATAATTAAGGTATCTGTTTTCTTGGTTGCTACTGTATAAATAGTTGGGCTCCAATCTTTTTGTCGAACATAAAATTTAAATCTATTTGTTTCATATGTATAATAAGTTGATTTTAAATTCGTCAAATTTGTAACATAATTTGGATAAGGGCTGTTGTTTGACGCTAGGTGGCTTTTAACTTCAATTGTGCCAGTATGATAACATGTTGATAGTCCGTTGTTAAACCACCTATCATGAATTGTTTCTTCTGTTGTGTCTAAATCAAAAGATGCGGAGTAAATTCCAGTAGAAACATATCCACCGGTGATTGCTGTTGGGGTCAATAGTGAACCAGCCGAAGCAGATGTATATACTTTTACATATATTTCTCCCGTTCCAATTTCTGGAATATTTCTTAGGCGGCCATTAATTGCGTTGTATAAATATATTGTACGTGTGTTCTCTTCTGCTGGCAGCAGTGATGAGCTTGCGTAAAAATTGCCCCTATCATCTTTTATGGAAGAATCCCATACTGCCTCAATAGTAGGTCTTTTAAAGAAGAATTCTGACCCTCTTCCAAAAAATTTCTTTGTATAATAAGTTTCTGTTGCGCCTGAAGTATTGATAATTTCGTTGCTGTTAATAGGTATAGTTCCGTCTTGGCCCGAACAGGCACCAGTTACGATAGTCATGTTGCCGGATCCTGTTGCAAAAAGATTTAATGTGCCGGCTCTGTCAAATATACTTGCCTCTGTTGGAGGTGTTCCCAATTTTATTTCATCTCTTGGGTCATCTCCATGGACCCACCAATTTAATAAATTTTCATAAACAGATGTTTCTTTTATTGGTGCGGGGCAACCGCCATTATAGATTTCGGCGACTTCGGAGGCAGTTAAGACTTTATTAAAATGTGCCACATCATCAATTTCTCCCAACCAGTTTGCTGCATCTCCCGTTCGGGATCCCCCAATAGAAAACATGTCATAGGTTGTCGTTGGCGTTGTGCCGGTACCGGGTGATGCTGTGTCCCAATTAGCCAAAGCATTATTTATATATAATGATGGCGTAGAGTTGTTTCCTGCGTCCGTAATTAATAAATGTGACCACTGACCTGCGGAAATAGTCTCGGTAGAGAAGTATGTTGATTGTGAAGTATAGCTTCTCTGATAGGCTATTGTTCCGTCCGATCTAGTTCTAAGGGTGCGGCCAAATGTGTCTGCGTCCTTATTCTGCCAAAAAAGTAAGTATCTGGAGCCAATCGTATCCGGATATACCCAAATTGATACAGTTGATGGTCCGGTTAATTGCATATTCTGTGCGGAACCTGATAAAAATGCCTGCTGATCAAATTCGACTGATTCACGAGGATTGTATGATGTGTAATAGGCTTCTTGACTGGAAGTCAGATGTACTCCAACTCCATGATTTGGCTTGGTTCCGGCAATCCATTCTTCCACTAGGCTAGTTATATTTACTTTTAAATTTTCGGACCCATTGGGAAATTCTTGAGAAAATACAGGAGAACTATAATAATCTCCGCCTTCCAAAACCCACTTATCATCTTTTCCGGCATTTATCCAGTTTGATCCAACATTTTGACCTGTCGTGTCTGAATAATTATCCATATCTAATCCAGTACCCTCTTCCCAAGATCCGGAAATTGGAAGAACTGCCAACTTTAAATTTTTAGGTGTTGTCTGGGAGTGGACACAATTATACATATTTAAATAGAATTGAACGTTCCCGGAATCCGGAATGGAACCTTGAGACCTATCTTGAGAAATCTCACTAACTGGAAATTGTATTAGAATTCTTTCCAATTCTGTTGACCCGGAGCTTGCCTGTCCATAAATTGAAAAAGTTTCCAAAATATCAGAAAGCCCCATGTTTGAACCAGTGCCTCTAGTAGTCAAGTTAGACTTAAAGGCATTGGTTATAGTGTTGTCTTTGTCAGCATAATATTTTTTTATAGCCATTATCTTATAACCCCAGTAATATCGACATTTGGATATTTAATTTCAAAACAGACATTTGTAGGACACCTCAAATATCTTCCATCACTTGACATATTAGATTCTATATTATATGAAGTAGATGAATATCTTGAAGAATTTTTATTAATAATTCTTACATTTTTTGTATCGATTACGCCGGATATTTTATTTAGTGCAAAATAAACATCAGTGACGTAAAACGGTTCTCCCATTTGCAATGCTTTGGAATATTTTTCTGACAATACAGATATGCATTTGCCATATATTTCCGAACTATTGAAGTCTGGATCAGATACAACGTCAAATTCTATAGCTAGATTTACTATTTTTGCATCGATAATGTCGACGGTGTCGTTTATCATTTTATAATTTGATATCCAAATTTTTAAATTTTCTTTTAATGTATTATTCAATCTTGTTAATTTATTATCTTTATCTGTACCTAGCACATAAGCATTTAAATTTCTTTTAAATGCATCAGAATCAATGACTATATTGCACCTTGAGATTGATCCAAATTTGGAAGGCATAGAGTAAATCATTGATTCATAATCTTTTTCTGTTACGGCGCGGTTTTGAGTTGCAAAATGGGCCTGTGCTCTTATTTTTATTTCTTCAGCTGTTGGGCTTACGGAGCTTCCCACAATGGGATTCTGATTTGTTATTTCCAAAGATCCCCTTACAGAAGAAATTTTAGAAGAAGACAAAGATAATATATCTTTAAATGTTATATTTAAATCAGAAAAATTATTTATTGAACCCGCTGCGGCGTTGGTGTTTTCGTTTGTATTTTTTCTATAAACAATTGTTAAGGTGGTCGAAGATGGAGATACCCCCATCTTATCTGTTTGCAACAACCTAGTTGGATCGATTTGGACATCGGCCACGTAATCCCTACCATGCATCTGAAGTGCAACATCCGAAGGATCTGCGACTTGATTGATTTCTATTGTTTCTTCAGATCCATGACCAAACTGTAAAAAATAATTTTCACCATCATATTCAAAAGTAAATCTTCTGGGTGCTGATATAGGTCTCAAATATTCTTTAACTGTGTCTGAATTTTCTCCATCATTTGCAAAAGTTTTATAAATGATATCTTGAGTTAAATTGTCGACTTGATAATATTCGTTTCCTTCCAAATCTACTACAGAAATTATTTCTACCACATTAGTATCTGGAATTTCAAGTTTTAAGAATTTTTCATAATCTCCGATATCTAATTGTATTTCCTCTAATTGGCCGGAAATAATCTTTCCAGATGCTCTAACAGCATACGATGTTGGCAAGCCAGTAGATTCATTCACCCTACCAACGACAACTTCATTAGCTGGGTCATCAAACCTAATATCTTCGGTCAAAATGAATCCGTTATCGGATTGATCCGATAAGGTGGTTCCAGATTTAATAATTGGCATATAATTTGAATCCGGGCCGAGGCCCAATTCATTTGCCGGGATCAAAGCATAAATAAAAACTTCTCCAGTTGCAGTGGAGACATCTTGATAATTATACCCCAATTGTCTAGATAATCTAATAATATTTTCTCTTTCATAGGCAGTTTGTAAGAAAGATTCATTTGCCTGATAGTCGACAAAATAAGACAACATATCGCCTACATAGGAAACTGTATCTATCATTAAAGATCCGAAAGAAGCTTCACTAAAATCCTGATATGTTTCCGGGTAATACCTTTTAGTATAATCCAGCAGCTGTTCCTTAATACTATTAAAGTCTCTAGCTGTATAATTTATTGCTACCTTCTTTTTTGACATCTTTTTTTTCTTTCTCCTATATTAGTGTATTTTCTTCAAGGTTTATAAAAAGTTTTTCTTCTGTCATAAACGACTCAATAAAAAATGTAATAGATAAACCAATAATATTATTATTGTTATCTACTATTTCTAAATTAGTTATGTTTATATATGGTAAATACTTTTTAGTTTGAGAAAACAACCTAGACTCAAAACCTTGCCTATTAAAATTTCCAGATTGCTCAAATAAATATCTGCTTACCCCAACTCCAAAATCTGGATTCATAATTCTTTCTCCGGGGTTTGTTAAAACAAGCATTTTTAAATTTTGGGTACCCATTTCTTTAATAGTTTTTGTAAGTCTATAGGGTCCATCATGCTTATCATAAGTTAGTGGTAATTTTGGAGAAAATCCATAAGGCATTATTTGCTATCCTCTAATTAATTTTTTTAAAACTTTTTTTGTTCTCTTAAAAAAGTCTTTTTCAACTTTTTCAACTTGCTCAATATAATAATTAGTATAAAAAGATAATATCTGTTCTATATTCATAGCTGGATAATAATATTTTTTAAAATTTTCGCTAGATATCAGTTCTTCCTTCATTCTATCTTCTGTCCATCGAGACATATCTTGATCTTTTGATGATGATCCAAGGTCGACATGAGAAATTAGAGGAAGTGCTACAATTTGTGTTTTTTTGTCAGATAATAGCCTAATATACTCTGATGGAATACTGGAAATATCTGGATCTTCATAAATAGCATAAATTTTAATTGCGGGATTTACGCCCTCATAATATTTTTCACTTACAAATGTTGGTAGCGAACTAACATCTAATAATTTCATTTCTTCAGATGTTCTCGGATCTTCTGCATCGCCGGAGAATATCAAAGATTCCAAATTTTTATCAGCATTTATTCCGGAAAGTTTATTAATTTTATCTTGACTAAAATTATCAATCACAAAATTTATAAATATTTTTGCTAAATCTTCCATAGGAACATCTCGATAAAATGATTCATGACTATCATACCTACCATCTAGCCAGCTTTCTATGGAGGAGTTTAATCGAGAGTTATACTTACTTAAAAAAGATGATATAGGCTTTCTGTTGATTGTTTCATCTTGGATTTTATAAAGTATTTGGGTCATATTATCAAAAATAGTATTTGTTATGGCATTTGAAAGACCATCTCTTTCGGAAAGAATTTGTTCGTAAATGTATTGAATAGGGTCATTTTTCGTTATATCTGTATCTTTTTCATAATTTGAGAATATTGTTATTGTTTTAAACAAATAATCCGTATATGTTATTTGCACAAGAAAAGATATATACGAAAATTTCTCTATTAATTCATTTTTATTCTTTAATAAATGAAATGGGACAGTGCCATTGCCAGAATTAAAATCAGGCATTTCTGCGTATATATCACTTATTTTCTGCAGTGAAGGTTCAAATAAACTTGAAATTAATTCAATACCATCATTGTCCATATTAAAATTAGAATATGATGTTTTCCACTTTGCAAAATCATACCCTTGCAAAGAACTGCCAAACTCTGTGTTATAATTATTAATTAAATTTGGAAAAATATTTGATTTAAAATAAGCGTAATTTTCTCCAAAATCACTTTTTAGTCCAGCTTCCACTGCAGATGTTGCCAATAAGTTATCTGGGTCTGGGGCATCTGATACTTCAAATGATTCGCTAATCGGGAAATCCGACAAAACACTTCCTGTTAAGGGTGTGTTAAATAAATTTAATTTAAGATAAGTATTGTATGACTTTCCATCGGGTTGCATCATTGTATCATAAACACCCTTGTTAATATATAACCCTGTCTGATAAGATGCAGCGACTGTTTTTATGTTTGATTTCATAGCATCCATAAAGTATTTTGCTTCTTGCTGATTTGCTTTTTTAAATAAAGGGCCGGATTTATCTAATAGTAATTTACCCAATTGGCCAAGAATTGGTCCGTTTGGATCCCCCATGGCACGTGCGGCTGTACATATCTTGTCTTTTTGTATATCTTTCAACTTTTGTTTCATATCTTCAATTTGGTCTCTGGATATCCCATCTTTATTTTTTAAATATGCTCTTTCTAGCATATCATTTTCTATGATACAGAAGGAAGGAAAAACAGTACCCTCACTATAGATGTCGTCAAAGTAATCCGCTTCCATGCCAGAAACATCCAGTCTTTTTCCCATTTCCAAAAAGAATTTTTCAATATCAGATTTATTAGTAAAAATATGTGTTAAATCGTTTTTCGATACCAAAAATATTAATTTTTCAAAAGTATTGTCTGGAGCATTTCCTCTTAGGAGTTCTATCTTTTCGTATTCACCGAGAGAAACTGAAGCATCTTTTAAAAATTGGTCGACTTGGTTCAAAGAAATTTCTTTTGAAGAATTTGATAAAGTACTATCGTACATCATTTGCCGAATAGAGGGCATTACATCACTCTTTGCTCTCTTCTTATTTGACGCTCTATCACAAAATGCATTAAAAAAGTATTCTTCATCTTGAAATAAATCTGGTATATAATCTTGTCTTTTGAAATAATTTTTATCTCCGGCCATACCTGCTGCTATAATTTGAAATAATTGCTGCATTGTTGAAGTTATGAGTTGAACTATTAAGTTGATGATTATATTTTTTATTTCTTCCAGCAGTTGCTTGGATATTGAAGATGGTGAAAATGGACCTGATGGAGTCATTCCAAAATTTGATATTTTTGGTAATTTAAAGTTCTTTTCTTTGCAAAAATTTTTATTTAATGCAGATGCAGAATTAATTCCCGTCCCTATTCCTGCACATTTTTCTAACAATGCCGTTGTACTATCCGCAAAAAATGATATCCAACCCATCTCGTCCGGGAAAGAGGAGACTAGTGCCTGTAGCAAATCTTCTGTTTTTACCTCTAATATTACAGAATCTTTATAAGCTTCAAACGTTATTTTTGCACCTACATCATCTCCGCCTTCAGAAGGGTTTTCTAATTTTAAAGAAAATTCTTCAGATGCTTGTCGGGGCTGTGGAGGATTATCAACTGTTTTATATCCTCCGGTCTTCCATGGTGGTAGTATATCTGGAGATCCTAATATAGATTTATAGCCATGGCCTAGCTTTTCCAATACAGAATCTAACTTTTCTAATTTTGAATCATCTAGATTTTTAAGAGCGCATGACGCAACTTCTTTATTATATTCCTCTGCGTTTAGAAATGTTGATGTTGTATTAGCGACCAACGACACAATATCACCGAGGCCGCAGACACCAAGCCTATTTAGGACTTCTGTTCCTAATGCATTAGCCGCGTCTTTGCCTTGTTTTTTAGCGACTTTTTGCATAATGCCGGGTAGATTATCTATAAATGTATCACCTATTGTATAAGTTAATTCTTTGGCAAACCCATCTTGATTTTTCTGATTTTCTTTTAATTCTTTATCTTTTTTCTTTTTTTCATCATTGCTCAAACATGGAGTATTGTAGATGCTTTGCGATGCTATTCTTTGCACTTCTTTTGAAAATCTTTTTGATATATTTTGTGCCGATGATTTATTGTTAGTTGTTGACTTGTTATCTATACCATATGATGTTGAATTTTTTTGTGCCCTGCTAATCATATTGGACGGTTCGGATATTACTTTTCTTTTTTTATAGAAAAATGATTTTATAGCGTCCTCATATGTAAATTCAGTGTTTTTGCAGGCCCTATAAACCTCTCCAAGGTTAAATACAAAATAGTTTGTCTCGGCTCTATTTTGGGGATGAGTTTTCTGAAATTGCGAAAAAGATATAATTAAATCTTCACCAGTAGAATTTAAATATGGATATATTCTTTTAATTAAAAATTCTTTGTCGTAACAAAGCTTCATATTTTCAAAATCTGATTCACCTATTTTATTAATATTAAATAATTTAGTGAGATTATCGCTAAAGATTTGCAAATTTTCTGATTCTAAAGAAAAATCTGCACTCTGGTACCCTGTGCTTTTTTTATCATACAGATCTCTAAGCATATCTTGCTGAAATGCTTTAAATTTTTCTATAACAAAATTAATTTTTTTCTTATAATCAACAATATTATAAACTACTTCATTTTCATATGTCTCGACTACTACCTCTTTATCGCTTAAGGATTCGACATCTGAAATTTTAATTCCCAAAAGAAGTCTGTGTCCGATATTTGGGAACAGATCAATATAATCGTCTATTTTTTTCACATTTAATGTAGAAGGGGATATTTTATTAAAATAATCAAGACACATATTTGAAAATTTTTCTTTGTAATCATCCACTAAAACAGTGTCACTTTCTACATCTATCACTTGTTCATTAGCCATAATAACAGAAACATACATATCATTACTGACATAAATTATATTTTGAGGGGCAGATATCCACTCTGGTGGTAAAATTTCTATAACGTCTCTATATGAATTCATTAGTTTGTCCTATTAAAGTCACTATTAACATATTCTGATCCTAGAGAATAGGTGTAATTAATCTCATCCATCAGAGTGTTTAGTTTATTTTTTAAAGTGTTTATAGACCCAACAGTGACAACCTTAATTGTAGAAGGTATAATTGTCGGAAGCAAATCAATTGACGGGGTTGTTGGTGCTCCCAAATTTCCAACATGAGTGTGGGTTGCCAATGCAGTCATTAATTTTGTTTGTTCGGACGATAAGTCTGCGATTGCATCTGCCAATTCATTCATTCGGTCATAAATAGAATTTAGAGCACTTATTAAATTGTCTCCCTTCACTATAGGTTGTACGTCGGTGTCATCCGAGTTGGCTATTAATTCAATTCCAGATCCAGATGAAATTTGACCACCTTTGGAATTGTGGTCTCCATGTGGAGATGTCGTTATTTTTACACCAAGACGACCCTTTAAAGCAACATTATCTGCAATTGCAATGATGCCCGATCTATTTTCAAATGGTTGATTGCTTGCTACTGGAAGATCTGCCGCTTTATCCAAGTCTGTGAATTCACTAACATATATTCTTGCCGCGTCGGATTTAAAATTGCTATTAACCCAAATATTATTGTTTTTTGCTGCAGAAGACACAGAAGATAATCTACCAGTAACCATATCAATCGAGGAACATCTAGATCCATTTGCACTCTTTCCTGTGCCGGGGCCTTCTGGGGCATCTGGTCCCATCACAACATAAGAATTTGTATTTTGTATAATATTAGCATTTTCTGGTGCGTTGAATTTGGGATAAGATGTAGTTGCATGAGAGCCATTATATCCCTTGCCAAATGACTCTTTGTTGTCAGAAATATTTATATCTAATAGTGCAAGCTGATACTCATTCATAAAATCCAGAGGATCCTGTCTAGAGTATGGAGAGTTGTATATGCTTGGTAATAATTTTTGCATTATATTGTTCCTTATTTCGTCTTCAATTTGGTTGCGCCGGAGCCTTGCAAGTGGAGCTTGACTAACTCTTCTTTGACAGAATCAACATATTTTTTTATATTTTTAAGCTCTTTCTTATATTGTTCGTCAGATAAAATGAAAGATTCTGGATAATCGAATGCTAGGGGGTCGACGGGCTTAAGCTCGCCATTTATATTTATTTTTAATCCAAAATGAAGGTGTGGTCCGGTAGTATTTCCACCTCCGGGCCAGCCGCAGTACCATTTTTTGCCGCCGTCTTTTGGGTGTGGCTCGGTATATCCATATACGCCTCCGCCAACATATCCAATTATTTGACCTGCCTTGACCTTTGATCCCCTTTTTATGCCACTTGCTATTTTTACCATATGACAATAGGAAGATTGTGCAGCAGTTTCTTTATCATCTGGATTAGCTTTATGTTTTATCACTACTAGTGCGCCGCCTCTTGACCCAAGACCTACGGGATCTCCTTTTTTTCTTTTCTCTATATCAGATTCTGGAGTTATAACCGAAGAAATTGTGCCGTCTGCAATTGCTGTGATAGGGCCCATACTAGTTACCCACATGTCTATACCGCCATGCCACTTTCTTTTACCACCGCCGTTCGGGTTTGGTCGCCAACCATACTTACTGCCTACTGATATTTTTTTGTATGATTTTGTACCAACTGCTAATGGTGAAATTTTTGGTTTCCACGAATTTTCTTTGTTTTTATATTCTGCAACATCGTCTGGAATTTCACTGGCGACTGGCATTTTACTTGTTGTTGATTCTGACCATACAAGGCCCGGTAAATAAGTATCGCCAGAAGAGAAAGCCTCCAAAGATCCTCCAGTTGGTTGAGGAATTTTTTGATTTTCCATGTCTGTATTGGCAGTAGATTTTACTGTTTTTGTAATATTTAAATCTTTCTTTTCCGTATTTAAATAAGTCTGATTAACTACGTCGCCAGCTTTAAGTGTTGAACCAAGACCAAACCAGCCTCCAGAACTAGGCTTAGATTCTCTTGGATGAATATGAAGTAAAACGTTTTTTTCTTGTGAATTGTTCTCATAATAGAAAGGACTTAGGGTCATCCTCTCTGGCCCATCGGCACATCTAGTAATTACATTTACATTTGCAGCTTGTACGTCCTTTATTGAATCTCCAGTTAATTGAGATAATTTAAAAGCCTCATAAAAATTTATGGGCTTCTTAGCAGAAACGACCATGGATTCTCTTTCGGTGCTTCTCTGAACCTTGGAATCTATAACTGCTCTATCTGATAGGGATTTATATTCTTCAAGTGGAGATACATCATAAGAGGCATTTTCAGGAACTGCACCCAGCTTCCTAGACGTGTCATTAAACTGGCCCGGTTTTTCTCTTTGTTCAATCTCTCTTATTACTTTATCTTTAGTATCAGCCATCGCTCATGCTTTCTCCCTGTAGTAGATCGAAGATATCTCTTTTATCATCAGCAGAAAGTCCGGCCTCTTTCTTTTCCGTCCTCTTCAACAAAGTTGAAATTTTAACTAACTGTTCATTTGATCTCTGCAGGGTTTCTACATACTTTGCGGCGGTGATTCCCACCTCTCGGTGTCGCTCTTCGCTCTTACTAAGGTATACCAATACATCATCTAGAAGTCTTTTTGTCACATCTCTATCACTTCTTATGTTATCTATGGCCTCTTTTAATATTTGGTCGACTTTCTTTTCCACTTATAGATCTCCCCGATCCCACTTGACTTTAAAAAGCCTATATCTTTTTCTCATTTTGTTGAGAGAATTAACAATCTGTTTGGTATTGAGACCGGTAATTTCTCTCATGTACAAATAAATAGCTTTTTTATTAAAAATTTCTATATCATTCGGAGATTCTAATAAAATTTTTATTGCTTCAAGAACTTTTTTCTCATTATCTTTTAACTTATCGGTGTCCCAAGTTTGAATTTCTTGCCACAGAAAATTCCAGAACTCATCTTTCTCTCGCTCTTCATCATAGTCATTAAACACAGAAATATGTTTCAATTCTAATTCTTTTGGAATTTCTCCAATCTCAATTTCTCTTTGATTTGCTTTTTTATTCTTTTTTACTTTTTGAATAAACCAATTTTTAGTAATTACTGAAAAGTAAGAGAATGCTTTTGAGCCCTTTTCTGGCTTGAATTTATCCAAAACTGTTATCAGCCATATTTTACACTCCTGTCGAAGCATATCAATGTTTGGCAAATTTGTAAATTTGTAAGTAAAAACTATTTTGTCGACCATTTGGTCGAAAGTTGGTCTAAGCAAAGTCACATAAAGTTCTTCTTTTCTTCTATGTGTTGTGTCTGGATTATTATATTCAATAATCGCATCTTCATGTACTTGAGTGAAATATTTTTTAGAATTTTTACTTCTTCTTATTCTTCTTCTAGTCGTTTTCTTCGGCATACTCTTCTTCTTTCAGTAAAAGGTCGTATGTATCAAAAATATTAATAATTTCACTAGCATGACGCATCAGGTGCCTTAAAGTTTCATCACCATAATACATTTCCAACTCATGTACCGAATTTAAATGTTTGGTGAAGTCTTTAATTATATCTATAAGACTCACCAATTCTTCGTCATAAGCTGAAATTTGTTTTACACTTTTCCATGCAAACCAAACAAGACCGATATTAATTGAGAAAGAAACAATCAATAATAGCAAAAAAATAATATTAATCAACATAAAAATTTATCCTATTCGTGAGTTTTATTTTTTAGCCTTTTCTTTTCTTCGCGTACCGACTTTTTATTCTTTTCTATATATTCCTTAACAATATCTCCAGTTTTTTTCTCACTAGGTGTCTTGTTATTTTGTATATATATTGGAATAGAAGGAACCCTAACAAAAGAAGGCGACTCACAAGCGATACATTCTTCTACTACCGAAGTCATTGAATGTTCAATTTCGAAGTATATATCGCACTCATCACAATAATAATTATACTTCGGCATCCAATTGACCCTCTTCCTCTTCCAATTCTAGAATAGGCGGATTGTCGACCACTAGGCCAGCTGGTGTTTCTGAAAATACAAACTCTTTAATCATACTTGTAATATCGCACTCTTCTTTGGATTTTCCCAATTCCGCTAGATACAACCCTTTTTGCAGAGCCATCATAACAGCCCCAATTGCTTGATTTGATAATTGCATTTAATTAATCTCCTTTTGATTAAATGTACTTATATTATAACAAGCAATTTGCTAATTGTCAAGGAAAAAACTTGATTATTTTATTTTTTTTAAATCTTCTTCGTACATTTCTATTGCGAGTTCTTTTAAAGATACTTTACTTTGCCACCCTAATTTATCTTTTGCTTTTCTACTATCTCCCAGCAATATTGGTACTTCGTGTGGCCTATAAAGCCTTTCATCAATCTCAACGTATTTGTCGACATCTAATTCGGCATGTTCAAAAACAATATTTAAAAAATCTCTTACACTATAAGTTTTTCCTGTAGAAATAACATAATCATCTGGTGTATCTTGCTGTAACATTAGCCACATAACACCAACATATTCTTTGGCATGGCCCCAATCTCTTTTTGCATCTAAATTTCCTAAATATAATTTATCTTGTAAGCCTTTTTTAATTTTTGCAGCGGCCATAGTTATTTTTCTAGTTACAAATGTTTCTCCACGACGAGGAGACTCGTGATTAAATAGAATCCCTGAAGATGTATGCAAACCGTAACTTTCCCTATAATTTCTAACTAAATTATGAGAGAATACCTTGGCACAGGCATAAGGAGAAGCTGGCATAAGTCTAGTTGTTTCACTCTGTGGGTATTGTGGATTATCTCCAAACATCTCCGAAGAAGAAGCCTGATAGAATCTGGCATTTGGGCAAATATTTCTCATTGCTTCTAAAATACGCAAAGTACCCATGGCCACAACTTCTGCCGTCTCCTCTGGTGTATCAAAAGAAACCCTTACGTGAGATTGGGCACCTAGATTATAAATTTCATCAGGTTTAAATTTCATCAATATCCTATATATGTTTCCAACATCAATTAAGTTGCCATAAACTAAGTGAAAATTTTTATTATCAATAATATGATCTATTCTATCAGTATTAATTAAGGATGTTCTTCTTTTCATTCCAACTACTCTGTATCCTTTTTCTAATAAAAATTCAGCCAAATAAGACCCGTCTTGTCCTGTTACACCTGTTATGAACGCGGTTTTCATTATACTCCCCTTACTTTTGGATAATTAATTATAAACCATTTGCATGTATCTGTCAACGCTTTTCTCAAATTTGTATATTTATTTTTTTCCCATCCAAGTTCCAACAATTTAGAATTATCAGATGGCTTTTTATATTGACCCTTTGGTTTAGAAGTGTCCCAGATTATTTTTCCCTCAAAGTCCATAATATCCGCTATCATTTCGGCCAAACTTTTTATTGAAATTTGAACGTTATTTCCAATATTTATTGGATATGGTTCGTCATACTTTTCTAATAAAAATAAAAGTATTTTAGCTAAATCTTGTGAATATGTAAATTCCCTAATAGACTTGCCATCTCCCCACAATATTATATCTTTTTCTTCTAATTTTGCTTCATGAACTTTTCTAATTATTGCCGGAATTACATGTGAGTTTTGCAAATCAAAATTATCATTTTTTCCAAACAAATTATTTGGTACAGCTGTTATAAAATTACAACCGTATTGATCCCTATAAGCTCTAGATTGTATATCAAGCATTCTTTTGGCATATGCATATGCAAAATTAGAATTATGCGGTGGGCCACTATGTATTTGATCTTCCGTAAGGGGATATGTTACTAAATCTGGATATATGCATGTACTCAAAAGAGAAACTACTTTTTTAACATTATAGTTTTTTGCTGCTCTTAACACATTTGTATTAATCATGGTATTTATTGTATAAAAATCTCCCTGATTTTCTAAATTTGCTCTAATTCCACCAACCTTTGCAGCTAGATGTATAATTGCATCTGGTTTTATATTCTCGATCATACACATAGTGTCATACCAAGAAACCAAATCATATTTTGACGAGCCTACTGGTATCAACTCGTGTTCTGTTTTTAAATTATTAAAAGCAGAACCAACCATTCCTGTGCCTCCGGTAATTAAAATTCTCATCTCAAAACTACCTGATTCTTTTCTAGCTTTTCTCCATAAATATATTCAATGATGTCGACAATGTTATCATAATATATGTGAAATGGTCTTAAAAAATTACAAGCTATATATTCTCCGGAAAAAAGCCTTTCTGTATTTACAAACCACCAAGACCTGTCAATCCAGTCTTTTTTAATATCTACCGCTCTATCCACATGAGTAACGCCAATATCTTTAGACTTATATATAAGTGCCCTAATTAAGGACTCATCGGAAAAAATATTTGGAGGATTATTGATAGCTTCCTTGTGATCAAAAATTTCAAGATCTTTCCAGCTCTTGATTAATTCTTCAGTTGATAAATTTAGAGGATTTAATAAATTAGAAAATACGTGTCCTTCTGCTGTGATAGTGCTCATAGGAAATTTTCCTTCATGAGGCGTACCTCTCAAGACTTCTGCACCAACTGCTAAAACAGTATTCTTTTTTCTATGACTAGTTCTCTCTTCATAATATTCGCGCTGGAGGGGTATTGTATCAATATCTTCTAACATACATACAGAATCTCCAAATTGTGATGCAAGAATATGCCTAGCCACTTTAGCATGATTTGGAGTAGGAATACCTTCAATTGGGGAAAATAAATGCACATTAGCATAAAGATTCATTTTTTCAATAAGTGGGTCGTCTTCATTCCGATCTGTAACATATGCGACATGTAAATCACATTCTGGAAAGAATTTTTTCCATGCGGCGGATACGATGGGTAAAAACTCAATGAAGCGCGGATCTTCATTTGTACTTACAATCACTTTATCAAACATAAATTTCTCCTTTTAAAATTTTCAAAATACTGCCTTTGTTTAAATCAGAAATATCTTGAAATTCTACTTCTATATTATTGCTATGGAATAATTCTAAATCAAGATATTTTTTTCCACTAACTCCAGATATATATTTTTTTGCACCATGGTACCTACAAATATCAACTAACCTATCCGTACCAACGAGATCTGTCTCAAAATCATATGTAATTTCGGTTTTAATATTTAATTTTTCACAAATTATCTTTATAATATTCGTATTAGTTTCTGATAAATCTTCGCTTATAATATCATCAAATAATTTCAACTGATCCACATATTCTGGTGTGGATTTTTTTATATTTTCCCAATCTTTCATATAATTAATGTAATTTTTCTCACATATTTTTTGCGTCTTTTTTCTAACGCTCATTGTTTTCCATTTATTATTTATCATAAATCTGTTTTGATATCCATTTTTTTCAAACTGGCAATTTTTTAATATAACAAATATATCTGCTTTTCTTATCTTATCAAAATAAGGAATCCACGGTATAAAATTTGGTTGATGTATCGAGATAATCATTTTACACCCATCATAATGAAACTCCTCTGATAAACTCAAAACATTCGGCATATTTTTCTTTAATTTGTAATCCTCTCGTTCGAGCTATATCTCTTACATATTGTTTTCCCAAAAATGGCCTATGTCCTTGAGACTCATAACAATCCAGCATTTTAATTTTTTTAGAAATATGTTTCTCATCCAACTTAATAAAAAAGTCAGTGCTGAATTGCATACAATTCCAAGGCAATTCATATCCCAGTATTGTTTTGTTCTTAAAAGCCCTGAAAGCCTCTTGTTGTACTGCCTGATGATCTTGGTGGGTGTCAAAAGAAGAGTGACAAAATACTACATCAAAATTAATTTTTTGCCCTAATTTATATAAATAATCTAATATTTCTTGTCTGTGGCTCATAAGATTTCTGGTTGGCATATCTAGCATTTCATAAGTTGCACCCAGCATTTTCATAGATTTTTTAAATTCATAAGCAACCTGTTCACCCTTGTCTGTTTCGTGATTTTTGGATCTTGAAAAATTTACTACAAATATATTGGATCCTTCTTCTGATAATTTTGATAGAGTTCCACCGCAGCCCAATTCAATGTCATCAGTATGTGGAGATAAAGCTAAAATGTTTTTTACCTTAAACATTATCTTCTCCTGTGTCTGCTAGAAATTTTTCTCCGAACGTAACCAATTCCTTTACATAATTTTCTAGAATATATTCTCTATGCCCTTTGTTGTGAGAAATTTGATCGAAACATATATTAATATCTTCAGAAAAATTAATTCCATGAATAATATTAGCAGGGGTTTTTTCCTCTTCAAAACATAAGCCATTTACAACCGGATCATATCTATTGTTGATATATTCTACTGAATGGTTATAGTTGATATATTCGTAATGCTTATACCACAACTGCTTTAAGGCATATGATTTTACATTCAAAGATTGAAGGTGTATAAACCCGACTTCCCTTACAGCCGTTTTAGGAAGAAACACAGGAGGGGTTCTAGGCGTATGATACTTCCATTGAGACATATCAAATTTTCCCGTAGATTTGATAGGCAAAACAAATGTTCGGTAATTATTTTTATACATAGGATCTTGGCGATATTGAGATAATGTTCCATTCACTACATTATACCAATAATATTGTAAATCATATTTTTTATTCATTTCTAATACTTTTTCGAAGTTATGTACAAAATTTGTAGAAATAAGCTCGTCTGAATCAATACTAATAACAAAGTCTGCTTTATTTTCTCTACTATATTCAAGCATCATTGATCTATTATGAGATTCATTGAATACTTTTTGCTGCTTATTCTCAAGTATAGTAGCTCTTTTTCCAAGATATTTTTTTATTACCTCTGCTGTATTATCTGTAGAATTATCATTATAAAATACAAATTCATCAATAGGATATTTTTCCCATAAAGGTAAAATATTTTTTAAAAGAAATTCTTCGTTTTTTACCATCACATTTGCTTGAACTCTATATTTCATATTTCTCTCTATACGCTTGAAAATTTTCTGGATAATCTAAAATAGTTCCATCACCAGAATAAGCCTGACCCACAAAATGTCTAGGATTTCTTGGATTATTGTCAGGAAATTTCTTATTTTCAAAGAACTCATCATGAACACAACAATTATTTTTTATTAATGGATATATTTTCTCTGCTAGAAACTTTTGATCAATTTGCCAATAATTTCCTTTATCATATTTTTCTATTAAATCACTAATATTATTTAATATTCCTTTTTTTGCGCCCCACATACCACCCAGAATAGGGACACCATGATATTGGTGATCTCTCATAATATGAAAAAATTTTTCTCCAGATAACCAATCATCAACAGCTTTCTTCTCCCTGTACCATAATCTAGAATCACAGTCTCTACTAATCATTACGTCGACAAGAGGATCAGAACACGCCTCAAACCTCCAGAACATTCCAGTCCAATTTTCCGGATTATTTTTTACAATTATTTCTGTATTTTCGTTATTATCAATACTTTTAATAATTTCTTTGGGAGTGTTTTTGCCGACATAAAATCTACAAATCCATTCCGGATATACTTCTTTTGCGAGTTTTATATTTTCTAATGCACCGTGAGTATACCTAGTATTGTCTCCCCACAAACTAAAGCAAATGACTTTTTTCATTTATTTACCACTATTAAAATATCCTTTGTAATTTTGATAATTTCTTTCCCCAATTACATCTCGATATTCATTAAAGATTGTTTTTTCTTCTAAAAATTTGGATTTTTCGTTTTCCTTGCTCGTCGACAGGCCATCCGGATTAAAGTGATATAAACCATATGTTCCAGAAATTTTCTTAAACTTCGAGTCGGCCCTAACTGATCTTAACCACATCTCCCAATCTCCAGCATACTTATAATTTTCATTAAATAATCCAGCTTTGTCATGCATAGATCTTCTCCAAACTGGCATGCATCCCGGAAGACATTTTATCATATTTTCTTTAGTAAATTCGTATGTAGGGTATTTTTTATTACTAGAGCTGTTTTTTTCATATGTTTCGTTGGATTTTTCTGTAACTAAGCATTCGCCATAAACGAGATCGATATCTGGATTATTTTCTAGATAATCCGCAAAAAGATGTATGTTTGTATCAATCCTTCTATCATCCAAGTTAGCATTGGTTATATACTTTCCAGTAGATTTTTTAATAGCCAAATTCCAAGTAGCATAGATTCCGGGGTCTTTTTCTAATTTCTCATATTTAATATTATTAAATTTTTTCAAATATGGCAATATTATATTATCTTCTTTTTCGGGCGAATTTGCATTTATGATTATTAATTCACAATTTTCAAAACAAGATTGAGAAGTTATATTTTCTAAAAAACCGGAAATATTATCTTCTCCCCTGTATAATGAAGTGATTATTGATACTTTTGGGATTTCTTTTTTAAAGAATTGATTTTTTTCTATAATTTTATTAATAAAACCTTCCCTAGAGTTTCTCAAAAAATTAATTAAATTTTTTCCTTTATATTTATGAAACCATTCCTCCGAAACACAACCTAGCTTAGATGGATTTGTCACTAATTCACAATTCAGCATTCTGGCCTCAACAACCAAGCGGTTAAATGTTTCAAAGATTTGCGGAAAAAACATAAATTTTTTACTTTTAGATATTGAATTCACAACAGAAGCAAAATCTCCAGAAGGTATTAATTTATAATTAATATTTTTTTTCTGGCAGTATAATTGTGACAACTCGGAGTTTTTAATCGGATTTCTAGAATCCAAAATAGACAGAACATCTTCTTTTTCATTATTAATATTTTTTTCCAAAATATCTAAATGCTCTAAAGACCATATGCTTGTCGACAGATTAATTACATTATTTAGTCCAAGATTTTTTGAAATTATTTCACAATGCTTTTTAGATTGCCCAAAAACAACACAAGCTTTTTTATAGAATTGTTTATTGATAATATTTTCGGGAGGAATAATATGATTAATATAGGAAGAAGGATCCCTATTTATAATATATTTATGATCATGCTCCATAATTGAATATTTACAATTATTTTGAATAAATTTTTTAATATCCTCTGTTAATTCAAGAAAATTACTAATAATTAACTCACATTCTAAGTCTGATTTTTTAACATTGCGGCTATTAATGCATTTTATATTAAATCCCTTTTTAGATAATTCATTAACAATTTCATTATCTACAAGCTCTGCGCCGCCTCGAATTTGATTTAAAAAATAGTCAGAAATGTAGTTTATCTTTTTCATTCAATAATTTCCAAATCTAAATCCATGTCTTTTAATATAGAATCATGAATGTTTAAAACTGCTGATGAAAATCTTTCATACATCTCTTCTTCAGTGAAATTTTCTACCAGATACTTTTTTAATTTATTGGCGTTTCTTTTAAATCTAGAGTATTGATCTTTTACTTCAGTTAATCTCTTTTTAAATGATTTTTCTCTTGGCCATGCCCACTCTGAATCGGACTGAATGACACCTTCCCAGACTGCCTCTTTTTGTACTGGCTTGAGGTCATATTCTACAGATGCAAACATTGGTTTCATTTTTCCATTTTTCTGTGGCATATATAGAAAGTCTTTTTGGCCAGACCACCCATGAACAATGACTGGTAGTCCATTATATGCTGCTTCGAAAAGCGGCAAACCATAACCCTCACCATGTGCTGTGGAGATTAAACATTTAATTTTCTTATGAGTATATAATCCATTTAATTCTTCGGGTGATAAATCGCCGTGAAGTAAATAAACCTTGCACTTAATGTCTCCGTGTCTAGAAATAATATTTTTTAACTTTTCAGAAGTATATTCTCTATCAATAATGCTATTATTCTTAATAGATGTTTTTAATACTAACCCAACTTCTTGATCTTTATTTTCTTCGATGAACCAATTAATCAGATTATCAAAATTCTTTCTTGGGCCCCATTGTGAAATCGCAAGGTAGTTAAAATCATAATCAAGATTTAAATTAATTTTTTTGTTTCCTATAGCGCGAACAGGGTAATTAACAGCTTCGATGGCGGTATTACACGACAATTTTACTAACTGCCCAGTGTGTGGGTGCTGCGCCTCGTAAGAGGTACTTTCAAATACCTCTTTTGAGTGATTTGAGACTACAATGATTTTATCCATCTCATTTGCTTTCTGTAGCCAGATCGGAGCAACTCGTGTTGTTTCAATTCCGGCTGTATATCCAATATTAATAGGGGCAAGCTTTTCCCACTCATTTGGAATAGTTACTTGCAAAGAAATATCGAATGTTCCACCATGATGGCTGTGTAGATGAGTTTGCTTAATTCTTTCATCAATCCACGCCCTCTCTTCCGTATCTTCACTCATCCACCCAGTTTGACCCCAAGCAATGGGTGCAATATAAATATCAAAAATATCTTGTCGACTTCTTAATGCTCTAAGGGCAAAGCGAGATTGCTCTCCATATCCGCTTTGTGATAAAACCGGGCCCCTAATTAATACTTTTTGTCTCATACAATCTCCTTAATTTCCCAAGGTGTATATCCCTTTCTTGTTTCCCATGATCCGTGATTTTCAATGATTGAATCAATTAAATTAATCCATTTATTTTTAAATGATGAAAAATTATAATTTCTAATAACGTGATTACGACCCTTCATTCCTAGTAATTTTCTTTCTGATGGTGTCATATTGTATATGGTTTTCATAGCAGAGATAAAATCTTCTTTACTAATTCTATCTTCATAAATATAAGGCACTCCTTGGGAGCCAATCACTGCTTTAGATGAAGGCTCTATTCCAATTCCAAACCACTCACCCTCTCCATCTGTAACCTGCTCTTGTAATCCGCCTGTCATATTTACAATGATTGGGGTCTGACAAGACAGAGACTCCAACGTCGCCAATCCGAAACCTTCTGCATCTGAAATATTAACAGTACAATCCGCCATATTATATAAAGCAGATAAGACTTGGGGGGAAACTTTCTGTGATGATATTAAAACTCTACCGTCGTCGATGCCCAAATTAGAAATAATTTGTGTTAAATTTTGTCCGTGTGGGTCGTTAGGATCAGTATGCATTAAAAGCCTTACTTTGTCAGGGCCCACTTCCTCCGCAAATTCGTTAAACCAAAAGATTAAAGACCCGGACAGTTTCCTTCTAGCGTTTCTATTATTCCAGAAAAAAGTTACCTTATCATCACCATCACCAAAATGATCCTTTTTCAAACTAATTATATCCTCATCAGACATTGGAAAAAAGACTTCAGAGTCGACCGCGTGTGGAATATAATGATTTTCCACTTCTGGTGCTACATTATTTACGATGTCGTGAGTAACTTTAGAAATAGATGCAATTACATCTGTCGAATTATAATACTTACTATTATAATTTGGATATGGATAATTATCCCATACATGATAATAAACCATTGGGCAATGTACTCTGATTTCGTTTTCCATACCCCAAAGCCACTCATAAAATCTTGGGTCAGTCATAAACCAAATAATGTCAGGTCTCTCATTAAACAAAGCAGATCGAATCATCTCCTGTGATCCATATCCTTTAACAGGATACACAATCCAATCATCTCCATAGCCTTCAATCTTTTGTGGATCATAGGACTCGTGTTTTACTGCTCCGCCCAAGCAAACAAATTTATATTTGCCAGTCGCGATCAATGTCTCAATCACATATCTTGTTTGATTGCCTACACCCGAAGGTGCAAGAGGGTGGTCTGAAATTACAAATATTTTTTTCTTTTTTGATGTCATCGTATTCCTTTATGGACAGTGTTCTGTTCTATAAAATTCACATTTAACACATGATCTCTTATCTTTAATAAAATTCTTTTTTTGTATATTAAATAAGCTTTTATTTAATAGATCCATGGCGTTAGTTTGTTTTCTGCTTCCACTAGTTACTCTAAAAAATTCTACATTTTGTTTTTTTGCCGTTCTCTTTAACAAACAAAAATGCGTTTCGATATCTTTTAAGTCGACTTGGTATTTTTGAGCATAAAATATTTTATAATATGTTAATTGATAATTTACCATTGGGTCTGCTCTTCTTCTAGCATCCCAACCCCAAGAACAGGTCTTCCAATCTAAGATGTGATACTTGCCATCTGAGGTCTTAACAA